TCACCCGTGCCGACTTGTCCAGCGCGTTGCTAGCGGGTCGGCCTGCTCAAGCGCGTCCAGCCACTCCATGACGGCCTCGCGAGGGTAGAGCGTGTCTCTGCCGACGCGGCGCCCTCGCCTCGGGCCGATGCCCCTGTGCCGCATCTGGCGCACCGCATTCGGCGTCTTACGGATCAGTGCCGCGACTTCCCTCGTCGTCATGAAGAGGGGCTGCGGCGCTACTGGCGTCTCCATGGGCGGAGCCTTCCTCGCCGAGACTTCCCTCGATCCACCCGAAGGTGGGGATTCAACGGGCGGCCGTAACCCGAACGCTTGCTGCCAACGAGCAGCGGGCATGACGACGGACCAGGCAGCCGACATGAGGAGCGCCCCGTGGACCCGACCGAACGTGCCCTGCGAGCCCGCCTTGGAGCCCACCAGAGCTGGGCCAACACCACCGACCGAACGGCGCGGACGGCAGGCGCCCGGCGCGCCGCCGAGAGTAAGTTCGAGGAGGAGGCCAGGCAGAAGCACCCCCAGGCCACGGAGGCCCAGATCGCCGCGGCCGCCGAATCTCTGAGGAAGGCTCACTTCACCAGGATGGGGTTCCTTTCCGCGCAGGCACGGCGCACGAAGCGCACGTCGACGTGAGGGCACACGAAGCAGCCCCCGCCGCGCGAGAGGCAGGGGCTGCTCGATTAGTCTGGGCGGGCTACGCCTCGGGCTCCGCAGGGATCACGAACGCCCGCACCGGCCGGGGCTCCCGCGGGTCACGCGAGTCCGGCTCCTGCCCGGCCCTCCACGCGGCCACCATGTCCGCGTACCGCGGGTCGATCCACTCCTGCGCCATGAGGCACCTCCTGCCCAGCAGGCTAGCCCTTCGGCTTCGGCTTTGGGATGATGACGATCGTGCAGTCCGGGGCGTGCTGGCACTTCGCCGCGACGGAGGCCAGCGTCTCGTCGGACGGCTCGCCCCACAGCTCGGCGTCCGCGATGTAGCCGAGACCAGCGATGGCCTGGCGGGTACGGTCCAGGATCTCCGGGTCGTAGTTCGTCGGGTCGTACCCTGGGAAGTGGTGGACGAAGTCGCCGCCCAGCTCCTCGCACAGCTGCGCGTACATCGCGGTGTGCAGGATCAGGGCGTGCCACCCCTCGTCCACGATGCGCGACGGGGCCAGGCCGACGCCCGGGTTGCGCGAGCAGGCGGCCACGAACTTCAGCCCCTCCTCGACGATCCGGCCAGCCATCTCCTGGGACATGTCCGGGTTGGCGTCCATGACGGTGCTGCGGCAGCTGGTGAACCGCTCGTCGGGTATGAGCCCGCGGGCGATGACGGGTAGCTGGCCTACGCTCATGGTGATCTCCTTCTGCTGGTTGGGGGTCGCCCGCCCGGCCGCGGTCCTTCCAGGGAGTGCGCGGCCGGGCGGGAGTCTGTGGGCGGATCGGTGCGCCAGAGCAGGGTGACGCCGTGCTCTGGGCAGTGGGCGCCGGTGTCGTCCTCGACGGGGAAGGGGTGCGCGCCGCCGTCGGCGTAGCACGTCGTCACCGTGCGGGCCTCTTGCACTCGGGGCACTCGCAGGCGGGGAACTGGTGCGAGGCCTCCGGCTGTTCGAGGGGCACGACCTCCGCCTCCTCGCGCACGATTCGGGTGAGCCCGTCGCGGTTCACCTCGTACACCTTGATCGTCATCACGGGTATGCCCCCCGTCGCAGTCGGTGAGATAGCCCAGACCGTAGGGACCGCCTGTGCACGCACACCAGTCGTGTGCAGATGTGTGCACCTGCCCGCACTCGGTCGAGTGGTCGGCTGAATCAGGCCCTTGACCAGCCGTGGACCGCCGCCCGACCCTGATGCACAGAACTGCACACCCCGATACCGGAGGTCAGCATGTCGCTACAGTTCGTCGGAATCGACCCCGAAACCGGGGACAAACAGAGCCCCACCGTGTGGGTCGACACCGACGCCAAGGAGCTGGTCTTGCAGGGCTGGAAGCCAGACCCCGTCCTCGAAGCCGAGTGCGCCGCGTTCACCGTGCCCGGTCACGCCGTAGGAATCCCCGAGAACGAGGCCGTCATCCGCATCCCCGCCCGCATGGTCGGCATGATCAGGGAGGCGTGCGATGCCGTCGAGCGTGCCGACCTTCGATGAACTGATCGCCAGCTGCACCACGGCGGTTCACCTGGAGATGCGGGACAGCTACGCCGTGGACTACGAGGAGGGGCCGTTCGCTCAGTGGCGCTCCGGCTTCCGCCACGATCCAAGCGACCGCGCGTCCTGGTGGCGCCCCTGGCTCGACCTGATCCAGAACACCACCCAGCGGGGCGCGGTAGTCCAGCGAGCCCGCATTGTGTCCGAGCCCGTCAGTGAGTACACCCGCTTCCTCTACGACGGGACGTTCACCAACGTCGCCGCCGGCGAGGAGATCCGGTGGCTGCCTCGCCGACAGGCTTCCGCCATCGCCCTGCCCGGCAACGACTTCTGGCTGTTCGACGATCAGTGGGTGCACTGGAACCACTTCTCCGGAGACGGAGCGTCCCTCGGCGAGGAAATCACCGGCGACCCAGCGGCGGCCAAGCTGTGCGCTGACGCCTTCCGCGCAGTGTGGGAACGCGCCACGCCTCACGAACACTTCACGATCCGCTGACAGGAACAGTCACTGCCGATGCCTATCTCCCCCTCGTCGTCCGCCCAGGCCGCGCGTGAGAACGTCGCGCGCCGCCTGCGTGACCTCCGCAAGGGGGCTGGGCTCACCGTCGTAGAGCTGGCCGGGCAGTGCGGCTGGCACCACGCCAAGACGTCCCGCATCGAGAACGGCCGGACCGCCCCCTCGGCATCCGACATCAGCCGGTGGACTGCTGCGTGCGGGGTCGGCGACCAGGCGGACGACCTCGTCGCCCAGTCCCTCAACGCCGAATCCATGTATCAGGAGTGGCGCCACCAGGTGCGCTCCGGGCTGAAGCAGCTGCAGGACAGCTGGGTGGACTTCTACCGGTCCACCCAGCTGTTCCGCGTGTACTCGCCGACGCTGATCCCTGGCCTGCTGCAGGCGGAGGGGTACGCCGCTGCGCTGCTGTCGTCGATCGGCCGGTTCCGTGGGATACCCATCAACGACGGCGCGGAAGCCGGGGCCGCGCGCGTCGAGCGGTCTCGCATCATCCGCGAGCCGGGCCGCCGGTTCGTCTTCCTCATCGAGGAGAACGCCCTCGGGTACCGGATCGGTGATGCCGACGCGATGGGCGCCCAACTCGGCTACCTGCTCGCCGCCGGCGCACTCCCATCCGTGGCGTTGGGCATCATCCCGTCGGCGGTGTCGCGCGAGCAGCGCATGTGGCCGCAGGAGATCTTCCACGTGTACGACGACAACTTCGTGTCCGTCGAGTTGCTGTCCGCGCAGGTCAACATCACCCAGCCGACCGAGGTCGAGATGTACGTCAGGGCCTTCGAGGAGCTGCGCAGCATGGCCGTCTACGGCGCGCAGGCGCGGGCCCTGATCGTGAAGGCCATCGACTCCCTCGGCTGACCCAGGGCATGACGAAACGCCCCCACCCCGTGAGGCGGTGGGGGCGCGACGAGGCGCGGCAGGTCAGTTGGCGGGCTCGTACTCGACGGTCTCCTGGCCGCAGCCCTCAGCCAGCACGGCCAGGGCGTCAGCCTCCGCCTCGTCGACAGTCAGCCCCCAGCGGAGCTTTGTCGCCACCCAGTCCGTGGCGTAGGTGCAGCGGGCGTCGGCCAGCGGCGGCAGCCACGTCGACGGGTCCTGATCGCTCTTCGAGCGGTTCGTCTTCGCGGTCACCGCGACCAGCGACCGCTCGCTGCCGAGGTCATTCGCGTAGGCCTGGCGGCGCTCCGCGGTCCAGCCCGAGGCACCAGAGTCCCAGGCTTCGGCGAGCGGCACCATGTGATCGATGTCCAGGCCGCCCGGCGCCGTCAGCGTGACCGCGTCGTAGTAGCTGAACCACTCGCCGCTGGTCACCTTGCACGCGCCTTCGATCGTCGGCTCCACCCTGGACTCAGCGATCAGGACTTCCATGCGGGTGTTGCAGGAGTCCTTGTCCTCGTCGACCCAGTGCTTGAAAGCGGTCCGCTGGTAGCCGTCACGGGACTCGGCGGCGAGAGGGAGTTCCTGAATGGCGTCGGCCAGCGGGAGGGCTTCAACCGCCTGCGCGGGGGCGGCGGAGAGCAGGGGCAGGACGGCGAGAGCGGCGGCAGCGAGGCCCCGCACAGTCTTAGTGATCATGGTGCCTTGCTACAGCCCCGGCAGCGGTGAGCAGCATCGAACCACGACGCTGTACCTCTGGAGGGTGGGAAGTCGTACCAAATGAAGAGGCCCCCACCGCCGCGAGGGCAGTGGGGGCCGAGGCCGGTCAGCGGAGTAGGGCAAGGACACCGGTCGCCGTACCAGCCGCACCCGCGAGTGCGGCGATCGTAGGCAGCGGCCACCGGGCACGCTCCAGCACCCGAAGCCGCTGCTCGTGATCCCCAAGATCAGTCCGGATATCTTTCGTCTCGTCCAGGATGCCGTCAATCTTCGACTCGATCCGGCCGACTGCCTGCGCCAACCCTCTGACCTCCTGGTACATCTGCGCCGGGGAGATGTACACCCCCGGGTCCTGCCCCGCCGTCACCGGCTACACCCCCCGGCCCGGAGTCACCCGATCCGGCCCCCGGTTGGGTACTGCGTACGTGATGCCGAGGGCGCCGAGGACGGCGAGCACCGTGGTGACGGTCTCCCCGATGGTGAAGACCCCGTCCTGCACGGCGGTGGCGGCGACGCTCGCTCCCGCGGCGAGGGCGGCTACGAAGGCCTTGGCGGCGCTGCTGATCTTCATGGTCACTTCTCCGGGGTGGTGTCGAGGGCCGCGCGGACGAAACAGTCCTTCGCCTCCAGGAGCTTGCGGAGGCCGACGGACAGCTCGGGCCCGTCGGGCAGGACGGCGACGAGCTCCTGGGCGAGGTCGCCACACGGCTTGCTCACCGCCTGGAGGTGAGCGGGCAGATGCCCGTACTCGAAGTACCGGAGCAGGTGCTCGGTACCGGGGTGGCGGAGCGGCATACTGCCGTCGCTGTGCTGGGTCATCGTGTTCCCTTCGTCGTGCAGGTGGGAGGAGTCTCAGACGTTGGGGACCTTGAGCCGGTCCCAGCTGGACTTGCCGGGGATGCCGTCGGCGTCGCTGCCGGAGTATCCGAGCTTGCGCTGCCAGGCGGCGTACGACTTCCGGTCCGCCTCCGACCACCTCGGGCCCGGGCCGACGGCGTACCGGCCGCAGCCCTCGGCCGCCAGACGGCGGCCCATCGCCGTGACGACCGTGCTGTTCCGGCCGACCTTGAAGAACGCTGCCCCGGGGAACGGCTCGTACTTCGGCTTCGTCGGCTTCGGCTTGGGCTTCGCGGCCGGCGGCGTCGGCTTGCCGCCGAGCCGCTTGCCGATCCGCGTGCGCATCGAGTCCATGGTGAACCCGCGCGGGTCGACCTTGCCGGGCTGCCACTCCAGATGGCCGAGCACGGACCGGGGCCCCCAGCCGTGCGCCCGGCAGATCGCGGCGGCCGCGCGCTCGATCGCGAGCAGCTGCTCGGCCGGCCACGGGTCGCGGCCGTCGCCGAGGTTCACGGCCTCGAACCCGTAGAAGTGGCGGTTCCCGTCGGTGTTGGCCTCGTTGTCCGGCGGGAGCTCCCGCTCGGCGATGACCGCCTGGAGGACGTCGTCGTCGCCCAGGCCCGCGTGGTTCGCGCGCCCGTGGCCGACGAGGCGCACGGTGCCGTCCTTGGCGATGACGCCGTGGCAGAGCGGGCCGGGCAGGGCGGAGTGGCCGTTGTAGCAGAGCTCCACGGACGACGCGGTCCCGGACGTCACGGTGTGGTGGATCATCACCCCGTGGGCTGGCCCCCACAGGCCCTTGTGGTTCCGGTTGTTCGTGCGCCAACTCCGGTGCTCGACGACCTCCAGGCCCTCGTCGCGGAGGGCGTTCAGCAGCCGGTCGGCGGACAGTGGTGTGGCCATGGGGTTCCTTTCAGACAACTTCGTAGACGGTGAGCAGCAGCGAGCTGTAGACGTTCAAGTTCATGCCGGTGGCGAGGGTGACGACCAGCTTGGCGGTGTGCGCCCCGGCCGCGGGGATGACTTCTCGATAGGTCTGCGGGGTCGAGCCGCGGTCGCCTGTCGTGCCCGGTCCCTGCTGGTAGACGGCAAATTCGCCGACCCCGGCCCCGTCGATCCACAGGCGCCCGGAGGACAGGCCACCGATCGTGGTGGTCGGGTCGAAGTCGCAGACGATCTCGGCGGTGATCACGGCGCCTGCGGTCTGGGTGGTGAAAGCGAGGCTGATGCCGGGTACGTCCGCGTTGGTCAGCGGCCCGGTAAGCGCGACGGTCTGAGTGCCCGCCCGGTACGTTGCGGGCTGGAGCCGGTTGAGCTGCCCGGCGGTGACCTTCTGCCCAGCGAAGATGGGCATGGTGCCCCCCTTTCAGAGCGCGGCGCGCATCGGGTAGGTGAGGGACAGGGGCGTGGCCGTGGCGTGGCCCTTGGCGATGTTGTTGGCGGAGCGGGCCACGGTGAAGGTCTGCGGCGACGACGCGCCGGAGATACCGAGGACGGTGACCTCCTCGCCGCCGAGGGTCACGGCGAACGGAAACTGGTCGCCGTTGTCGTCGCCGACCAGGGTGTCGGTGCGGGCCAGGCGCACATCGTCGGCCTGCCACCACTCACCCACCGTCCACGACGACCGTCCCTCGATGCCGAGCCGGACGTCGACCGCCCCGGCGGGCAGGGTGGCGGACACGGTGAGCTGCTGCCACAATCCGGGCGGCGTGCCCGGTGCGGCCCCGTAGATGTACGTCTCCGTGCCACCGGAGGTCCGCCAGACCAGTGCGACCCTCATTGCGTTGGTGGCGGCCCCGCCCGCGTACACCCATGCCGACCCGGCCCACGTCTGGCCGGCGGCCGCCGCCTGGATGCCGGTCATGTCGCGGAGGTTCATCGTGCCGGTGTCCGTCGGGTGCACCCGGGTGACCCGCAGTGCGCCCGTTCCGGTGCGGACGATGCCCTGCACCCAGGACACGACACCGATGGAAGCGCCGCGGGTGCACTCCCACCCTCCCGTTCCCGTCTCGAACCCGGGGTCGGCGATCACGTTGGGGGCGGCGGTGATCCATCGGGGCCCGGCCGTCACCGCGACCGACAGGGATGTGGCGGTCGTCGTGGCGGACGAGGCGAGCTGACTGCCGTCGGTGTCCGCCCGGCCCAGCACCGGGTCCTCCACCACACCCACCTGCCACGGGCCGGCCGGTGCACAGTTCATCGTGATCGGCCATTCGTACAGGCCGAGGCGCTCGGTGTAGCCGTGTACGTGCTGGTCGATCACGCCGGGCGGCAGCCACGGTGGCGGGTTGCTGATCTGGATTCGGTCGCCGATGTCCATGCCGAGGGCGTCGTCGACGAGGTGCGGGGCGGCGTGCAGCCACACCGTGACCGTGGGGTAGCGGGCCTCGTCCCACGTCCCGAGGTGCAGACGCCACTGGGCGATCCGGGCGGGCTGGTCGTCGGTCGCCAGGCTCAGCGTCACCGACTCGTCGTAGATCCCGACTCCGGCCGGCGGCGGCTCCACCGACAGCGGCCCCGTTTCGGCGACCGCCCGGCCCGAGGAGCCGCCGCGCCGGATCACGGTCACGTCGTTGCGCAGCTGCTGGTCGTCCTCGGTCGGCTCCAGCGGCGGCGGGACCTCCCCGCGCGCCGTGTAGTCCAGGGCCAGGCGTACCGGCTGGTTGTACAGCGACGCGCGGTCCCGGTAGACGAGGCCCATCCGGTCGGCAGGCTCGTACAGGATTCCGCCGTCGGTGTTCGCGGCCTCCTGGATGAGGGCCACGAGAGTGTCCGGGCGCTGCGGGCCGAGGCGCTCGGTGTCCATGGCGGTGTCGCCGTCGATCCACGACAGGTTGATCTGCGCCGACTCCTCGTTCGCCAGGCGCCGCATCCTCGCGATGGCCGACTCCTGGGAGAACCCGTGGTCGGCGGACGTGTAGGCCGCGGTCGCCGCGACGGGCATGACCGCGATGTGCCCGACCTTCAGGCCGCTGATGGACGTGCCGAACTGTGTGTCCACCTGGCTGACACGCCCCACCGTCCCGGTGTAGGTGGAGCCGACTCCGCCGGCCGGGCCGCCGATGTTGTGCCAGTCGAGCCGCCAGCTGACCGTGCCTCCGGACTGGGAGACCCAGAAGTAGAACCGCTGCCAGCCCTCGAACACGTCGTCGCCGATGGCTACCGCCTGGTCGACGAGAAGGTCACCGGCTGCGTCGTAGCCCTCGATGTCCGCGTGGTTCTGGCGCTGGACGATGCGCCACCGGCGGACGGTGCCGGTGGTCCGCCACGACAGGAACTCGCCGTCCGTGGCGGGCGGGGAGTCGACGGCGTACACCATGTGCACCGACCACTGGTTGGTGGTGCTTGACGGGGGCGGAACGGCGCCGACCATGCGGGCGCCGCCCTCGACTGCGGGGAGAGCGGACGATCCGGCCAGGGTGCTGTCCTGCCCGAACCGGAAGTCGGTCACGGTGAGCGGGGTGACGCCCTCGATCGGCGAGTAGGCCTGGGTGGCGCCGTCCTCGTCCTCGCACGGCCAGTAGGCCAGCGGGGCGAACGCGGGGATGCGGCGTCGCAGGGTGGAGGCGAGGGCCTTCTGCCCCTGCCCCAGGCGGCGGCGGACGCCCGCGGCCTCGATGGGGACCCAGACGTCGGCCCCGGAGACGTCCCACCGGGTGGGCCAGGCCGAGATTTCCCCGTGGAAGCGGTACTCCCGGTTGGTGACGGTCGCGCCGGGGCTGACGGTCCAGGTGCGGCCGGCGGAGTCGGTCCAGCTGGTGGTGCCTTCGGGCTTGGTGCGGGTGTCGAAGTCGGCGACGAGCGGACCGTTGATGCCGTTGCGGACCTCGGCGCGGTGGACGCGGCCGCGCACCGGAGCCCAGCCGGTGGCTGCGACGGGTGCGACTTCCAGCGGTGCGGTGCCCGCGTAGATGTTCGTGGCGGGGGTGCTGGTCAGCGGGTCGCCGAGCGGGGTCCATGTCCCGCTCAGCGACGTCGCCCAGTAGAAGCGGGCCGTGTATCCGCCGGCCCCGTTGTTCACGTCCAGGGTCGCTCGGAGCGCGGCCCGCTTCGGCAGGGCGGGCAGCAGCTGCGACGCGAAGTACCAGACCGTCCCGTCCACGGACCAGCTCAGGTTCACGACGCCGTTTTCCAGGCGCAGCATGTAGGAGCGCTGGGCGGTGGCGCTGACCCACTTCCCCAGCAGCGTCTGCACCGGGACGGCCCACCAGTCACACGTGGCCTCGACCCGGAGGTCGATGTCCCCGGTGATGTCGAGGGCGGTGGCGTCCGGGGTGCGGGCGTAGGACGTGGTCGTGCCGTCCAGCTGCAGGTACGACTCGGGCCCCGGCACGCTGACCCGGATCGGGGTGTTGCGCCCGATGAGCCCGTAGTACGGGGACAGCGGGTTCCGCGGGGAGAACCTGCCGTGCCGGTTGTTGAGCTTCAGGGTGCACTTGGACGGGCCGCCCTTCGCCGCCTCGTTCTTCGCCCCGCGCTCGATGACGATCGGCTCGCTCTCCCGGACGTCGCCGGTGACGTCCGTCCACGTGCCGCCGATCTGGAACTCTGTACGCCGGTCCAGAGGGAACACGGCCCTCTCCTCACTGGCCGAAGGCCTCTTGGACGTCGCCGCCCGCCTCGATGCGGACGATCTCCTGGAGTGCGGTGCGCAGCGCGCTGGTGCCGCCCGACGCGTCGTAGACGACGCGGATCGTCGTGCCCGCCCCGTCGCCCGCGCGGCGTACTCCGGCAGCGGAGCGGAGCATGCTGTCGAGCTTGGACAGGGGCAGGACGGCTTCCTGCTCGGCCCCTTCGCCGATCATGGCGAGCGTGGCGCCGGTGGTGACGCCGCCCTCGGCGAGCATCGGGATGTTCGGGGTGGAGAGGGTCAGAGACGGGATGGAGACGCCCATGATGGACCCGCCGCCGATGGTGAAGGACAGGTTGTTCCAGCCGCTGATCAGGGAGTTGACCATGCTGCGGAAAGACGAGGTGATGCCGTCCCACATGCCCGATGCGGCAGAGCGGATCTTTCCCGGCAGGCCGCTGATCCAGGACACGACCTGACCGAACCACCCGGCGACCCGGCCGGGGATGGCGGCCAGCCAGTTCACGATCGCCACAACGTCCGAGATGGCCTTGCTGATGTCCGCAACGACCCAGTCCCACGCTGCGGTGGTCTTCTGGACCACCCAGTTCCACGTCGCAGCGACCGCGTCCTTCACCCACTGCCAGGCGGCACCGAGCTTCGCGACGATCCAGTCCCACACACGGCCGGTTGCGGCGGCGATCTCGTCCCAGTAGACGACGATCAGCACGATGATCGCGATCAGCGCGATGATCGCCGCGATGATCCACGTACCTGGGAAGGCCCACAGGGCGGTGTTCCACGCCCACTGCGCGATGACGGCGATGCCGATCGCGAGCGCCAGGCCCAGAAGGATCGGGACGAGAACCTTGATCAGGCCGGGGTGTTCGGCGAGGACGTCACCCACGATCTTCAGTGCGGGGCCGAGCATCTCGCCCAGCGTTGTGGCCAGGGTCCTCATGATCGCGTCCATCGACTGCGCTGGGGACGCGGCCATCGCGGCGTTGGCGGCCTCGGCTGCGCCCTTGACGTCGTCCATCCCGTTGGACGAGGCGGCGGTTGCGGGGTCCATCGCCCACAGGGCATCCGCTCCCTCACCGGCCATGTCGCCGAAGAGTTCGACGGCCAGGGCGCTCTGCTTCCCCTGGTCGTCGACGCCGCGGAGAGCTTCGATGGTGGTCTGCAGGGCCTTCTTGGCGGGCTCGCCGCCCTTGTGGATGTTGGCCAGCATCTCCTTTGCGGGCAGTCCCAGGCCCTTGAAGGCGGCGGCGGCCTTGTCGGTCTCCTCCGAGGTGATGCGTGCGAACTCGTGGAGGACGTCACCGGCCTGGTCGATGTCGCGGCCGCCGGCCTTGACGTACTGCGACATCATGCCCATGGCGTCCTGGGCGTCGAGGCCGATCCTGGACCAGTGCTTGCCGTACTCGTTCACGGTGGCGGGGATGTCCGCGAGCATCTGCTTGGGCAGATTCTGCGCGGCGACGGTCAGCACGTCGAACGCCTCGGTGCCGTCCTTCGCCAGCCCGTTGTTGATCATCGCTCCGGCGGCCTGCGCGGCGTCGGCCACGTCGATCTCGAACGTGTCGGCCAGCATCAGCGCCGACGTGGTCATCGACTTCAGCTCGGCATCCGTCAGCTCGCCCATGCTGCCGACGGACGAGACGACCGCCTGGATGGAGTCGTTGACGCCGCCGATCGAGTCTCCGAACCCGGCGGAGAACACCTCGCCGGCCACGTCGCCCGCGCGCGCGGCTTCCTGCTCGGACAGGCCGAGTTGGTTGGCGAGCTTCGTGTTCGCGGCGGAGGCGTCCATGGCGTTGGTGAGGCCCATGACGAACAGGCCGCCGACTGCCGCACCGGCGCCGAGGGCGGCGATCCCACCGAGGCTGCCTCCGACCTCGTCGGCCGCACCCTGGGCGCCGGTGGTGAGCTCGTCGGTGTTGATACCGACGGTGACAAGGAGCTCTTCAAGGGTCATGCCGGGCCCCTTTCGCGAAGGTCGGTTCCGCCGAAGCGCCGGTTCATCGCCTGTACCTGGGCGAGCATCTGCTGCCAGTCGGCGGGCTGCTTCCGGGCGCCCTGGTCCCACGTGGGGATGAAGTCCTTCGGCTCGGCCTTCTTGCCCTTGCCGCGCGCGGCGTTGGCGACGGTCGCGGCGAGGATCCCGTGGAGCATGTCGCCGCGCTCGGGGCCCAGCGGTCCGGCCACGTGCTCGTAGGCCATCCATTCCGCGAGCTCGGCGGAGTCGATGTCGGCGAGCATGTGGCGTACCGACCGGGCGCCGAGGTGGGCGGCTAGTCGGAAGTAGAAGCGCCGCTCTGGGCGGCTTCGGAGTTTCCCGCCGCGGCCTCCACATCTTCCTTGCGGAGCCCGGACAGCCGCTGCGCGACCTCGAACAGCCGCTGGAGGACGGCCCCGTTCTTCGCGCCGAGGGCCTTGACGTCCTTGTCGGTGAACAGTCGGTCGAAGTTCTCGTCAACCAGGGACTTCGCGAGGAGCTTCGCGGTCTGGTCGGCGAGGTTCATCTTCTGGACCGACCCGTTGGGGCCGAGGATGACGAGCGACGCCTGGTAGGCGTTGCGTTCGGTGCCGGACAGGCCGAGCAGTCGCACGCTGCCGCCCCACTCGGGCACGTCGACGTCCTCCCACCGGCGGTCGTCGGCGGCGGCGATCTGGTCCTTACTCAGCAGTGCCATCGGTGGCGCCCTTCTTCAGCGTGTTGAGGACTTCGACGACGTCGCCGATCAGCGTCAGCTGGACGGAGGGCGGCTCGTCGGGGTCGACGGGGACGGTCACGGAGTGCCGCCCGATCGCGTTCGGCGGGATCTCGACTCCGTCGACGACGACGCGAGCACGGTGGCCTGCCCGGGTGACGGTGATGCGCTGCGCGGGCATCAGCTGATCACCGGCTTCCCGGACACCTTGAAGGTCAGGGACGCGGCGGCCTTGTCGTCGTAGGGGGCCTCCGGCTCGAACCCGGTGATGATCGCCGGGAACGCCCACGTCGTGGCCCCGGTGTCGGGAAACACGATCTTGTAGTTGCGGGGGGCGATGTCGTCGAAGTCGGCGACGAGGGTGTCGTGCAGGGCGGGCTGGTAGTTGATGTCCGCCGTCACCTCGCCCGGGTCCTTGAGCCCTCCGAGGAACTCCATCCACCCGTCCGGGCTACCGTGGCTGGTGACGTCGAGGGTTTCCCTCGACAGGCCCGGCCCCGACAGGTTCGTGATGTCGGCGATGGCGGTGAAGACCTCCACGGCCTCCCCGTCACCGCGCTGCAGCTGTACTCCGAAGCCGTCCATACCGGCCATGGCTGCCTCCTTGGGCAAAAAGAAAGCCCCGGGCCGGACGGCGCGGGGCGGGTCTGTGCGGCGTGTTACGGGTGCTGCTCGGTGACGACCCGGTACCGCAGCACCAGGTGCCGGATGTCGCCCGGCGGCTCCGGGTCGGTGAGCGTCTGGGAGAACTCGAACCGCGTCGCGATCCAGTCGTGCCCGGGGATCGCCAGCGGCTGGTGGTCCAGCAGCTCGGTGATCCGGGCCCCGATGCGCAGCACCCGGGCGTAGCCGCGGTACTGGTCCCACACGTGCAGGGTCGGGACGGTCTGCCGGCCGAATCCGCCGTGCCGGTTGTCGGGGGTCTCGACCGCCTCGCCGAGCTGGACGAACGGGTAGGGCACGGTCTCGGGCAGGTAGTCGTAGATGCCTTCGATCAGCGTCCCGAGGACGCTGTCGCCGGAGAGGACCGTGTGCAGGGCTCCCTGGAGGGGGAGCATCGGGGACGGGGCGGTGCTCATGCCAGGGCCTTCCTCACCTCGGTCTGGATACGGGCGGCCAGCTTCGTCCGCTCGGCCTCGATCGCGGGCCCGAGCACGGGCCGTGCGGGGATCTTGCGGGTGCCGAACTCGTGGACGATGACGTAGAAGTCGTCCCGGTCCCACCACCCGATCTCGGCGAGCAGCCGGTTGTTGTGGAAGCGGGCCTTCGCGCTCTGCTGGAGGTTCCCGGAGTCGACCCGCACGCCTGCGGACGCGTCGGCGCGGATGGCCTCGGCGGAGTCCTTCAGGGCCTTGAACCCGGCGGCGCGGATCGTCGGGGTGAGGTCGGCGAGCTGGTCGCGCAGTGCGTCCAGGCCTTCGATCTGCACGGTGATGCCGCTGCTGCGGGTCCCGCCCCGGCGCCCTCCGCCCCCGCGGCGGCGGGCCACTACTTGCTCAGGGTGCGGCGGATCGCGGCGACGTCCCCGGCGAGGGCGAGCAGCGCCCACGCGCACGCGGACAGCGGGGCCTGATCGGCGAGGGCCGCTTCGGCGTTCTGTCGGCAGTCGAGGCTGTCGGCGGGCAGCGGGCGCCTCTCCGGAATCTGGTCGGTCACGGGTCATCCTCCTTGCTGGACCAGCTGGCAGGGGGCCTTGGAGTAGATGGGGGTGGACGGCTGGACGGTGGCCAGGACCCGGAAGACCTGTGCCTGCCCCAGCCGGTCGGTGCCGCGCAGCTCGTCGCCGCGGCGCACGTCCGCGCGCGGGGAGAGGAACACGGTGTGGTCGTGCTTGCTGCTGGCCTGGGCGGCGAGCATGCGGTCGGCGTTGGAGGGCTGGTCGACCTTCGCCCGCACGGTGTTCGGCTGCTGGACGTAGACGGTGCTCTGCCCGCCGTACCCGTCGTCCGTGGTGACCGACCGCCACACGGCCAGGCGGCGGTTGAAAAACCGGCCCGGCCCCCTCACCTCGACCTCATGGTCTGGATGCCGCCGCCGAAGCGGGCGGCCAGGCGCTCGCGCAGGTAGGCGGGGAGCTCCATGTCGGTGGCCAGGCCGTCACCGCCGTAGGTGACGGCGTAGTCCCCGATCCGCTCGGAGGTGACGATCTGGGTGCCGAGGCTGGCCCCGCCGTCGTCGGCCCGGTAGGAGGCCAGGGCCCCGGCGACCAGGCGGCCGACGAGGTCGACCAGGTCGGCCGGGACTTCGGGCAGGCCGTGGGTGATGGTCGCCTCGATCTCGGACGGACCGCTGCCGCGGGTCCATCCGCCGAAGCGCCACAGCCGGTCCGAGCGCAGCCGCCAGTCGTTCACGGCTTCGCCGTCGATCGTCACGGCGGTGACGGCGGTGACCGGAGAACCGGGCAGCCGCAGACGCTGGTCCCGTTCACCGTCCAGCTTCACCGTCGATGTGGTCTGGCTGATCGGTGACCCGGCCGCGTCGCGGAGCGCGGCCGAGGCGACGGCCAGGTAGTTCTGGACGATCGGGAGTTCCGAGTCGTCCACGGTCAGGCCGAGGGCGACCAGGTCGGCCACCGTCGCCAGGGGTTCCAGTGCCACGGTGGCCTCCCGTCAGTCGGCCATCTCGATGAGATCGGCCTTCGTGTACGAGGACGCGTCCTCGATGGTCATGTGCTTGAGCCCGGCGACGTAGGCCGCCCAGTCGCCCTTGGGGGCGCTCTCTGCCGGGCGGCGCGGATCGCTGCTGGGCGTCTTGCCGTCCGGGTGGGGCTCCACCTCGGTCTGCGGCTGCGGCCCGGCCGGGGTGGCGGTCGGCTTGGGCGCCTTCTCCTTGCGCGGCCGGGGCCCCGTGTCCGACTCGCGGTGCCATTCGCGGGAGTTCAGCCGGGCCTCGATGTCCCGCACGGAGAACGGGCGGCCCACCGTCAGCAGGACCGGGGCGCCGCCGGAACCGATCAGGCGAACCTCGTCGCCGTCCTTCAGCTCACCGGACATCAGATGATCACGTCCGCCGCGGCGAGACCCTTGGGCCGGACGACCTTCGCCCCGTACAGGTGGAGGCCCTTCACGATGTCCGCGAAGCCCTTCTCCTTGCGGGCCGCCTCGGTCTTGTTGATCTGCTCGGCGTAGCTGACCGCACCGTTGTACCCGGCGATGATCAGCTTGCCCGCACCGGCGCCCGGACCGTTGGGGGCGTTGTTCGACTTGCGCAGGGAGAACCCTGCGGCCGAGCCGATGACGCCGTTGGCGCGGGTCGCGGCGGCGGCGGGGTCGCCGGCGGACACGAACCGCGGGTCCTTCTGGAGCAGGCCGTGGAACTTCGGGGTGACGACCGCCCAGCGGCCGCTGTCGGGAACATCGTCCTCGTCGAGGACGACGCCGAGGTCGACCAGCAGGTCGTAGGCGGCTGCCGCGTCGGCCAGGGTCTGCTCGGCGATGAGGTTCCCCGCGTCGACACCGGCGGCCATGAGCCCGGCCACGTAGGTGTCGGACACGTCGCGGAGCTTGTACCCGGCCTTGCGGGCCTGCTCGGACAGCACCTTGCCGCCGCTCTTGGCCTGCCGCTTCTCCACGTCGTCGACCTCGAACGCGAAGTACTTCGACTGGTCGATGAGCAGGGTCGAGTCGACGTCGTCGACGTCCTCGATGGTGATGTCGGTGTGCGGGGTGTAGGTGCCGATGGTCGGCTCCGCCAGGGACACGATGTGGACGGTGTCGCCGAACGCGCCGATCTCGCCCTCGTAGTCGCGGTTCACGACGCCGGGGGCGCCGTAGACGTGGGACTTCTCCAGGGTGACCAGCAGTTCCGAGGACCACACCTCGGGGATGAATGCCGTGATGGCCATGGTGTTCTCCTTGTGGCCGGGGTCAGCCGGCGTTGCTGAGGATGTCGTCGAGCTGGCCGTCTTCCTTGGCCTTGACGATCTGCGCAGGGGTCATGGACTTCAGGTCTGCTCGTGTGAGCTGCTTCGGCCGGCCCGCCTTGCGCGCTGCTCCGCCGTCGCCCGTGCCCTGGAACCGTCGGCCCGTTGCGGCCGCGAGGTAGGGCTTGGACTTGATGAGGTCGTCGATCGCCTCCGCGACCTCGTCGGAGTCGACGTTTCCGTCGTCGTCGACCTCGAACTGGTCGAGGTCGAGGAACTTGTAGGCGTCGGCCGGGTCGGCGAGCTTGCCCGCCGCCGCGGCCTTCACCTCGGCCCGCAGGATCCGGGCGTTGGCCTTCGACAGGGCGGCGCTCTCGGCTTCACGCCGGGTCTTCTCCGCCTCGTCGGTGCCGTCCTTCTCGGCGAGCTGCTGCTCCAGGGTGCGGCGCTTCTCCCGCTCGGCCTTGAGCTTGCCCTTCATGCTGTCCAGGGCCCGCTTGCCCTTGTCGCCGAGGTCGGCGGCACCGTCCGGGTCCTGCTCGTCGTCCGGCTCGGTCTCGTCCGGCTCGTCGTCCGGCTTCGGCTCGTCCTCGTCGCCGGGCTGCCCCTCTTCCTCGCCGCCGTCGGCGTAGAGAGTGAACGGGTCGGCGTAGGGGTGGGTCCAGCCGGGCGCGTGCGCGCGGGCGTGCCGGGGCAGGGTGCTGCGGTTCATCAGGGACTCCCGTTGCGGGTGCGGGCCCGCGCGTTGCGCGCGGGCGGGTCAGAAGATGTAGGCGTGCTGCCGCAGCAGCCGGACCGCGTGCGCGCGGTTGTCGGCCAGGCGGAAGATCTCTTCGGGCATCAGGCGCGGAGTACGGCGGCCGGCCGCCCGCATGCGCTTTCCGGCGATGCCCCGGGCCGTGGTGCTCTCGGTCGTGGCGAGCACCTTGCGGCCGAACACGGTGGCTGTCGCCATGCCGCGCCGGGCGTTGACGAGCAGCCCCAGGTCGGCGCCCTCGGCGAGCGCCTTTGCCCCGGCCTCGCCGAACGTCTTCTTGCGCTGGGCGTCCGACATGGCGTCGACCAGCTTGCGCGGGTCCTGCGCGGTGGGCCGGTGGTCGCGGGTGACGGGCTCCATCCCGCACTGGCAGCGCGGGTGCCGCAGGAAACCCGTGGACGTGCCGTACTCCTTCCCGGCCAGGACCAAGCAGCGGGAGCAGGCCCCGGACTCCGTCACCCGGATGTACGCGGTGACCGACGGCCGGGTCACCATGCCGACCTGATCGGCGGCCCGCCCTGCGTCCGCGACGGCGGTGCGGGCGACGATGTCGATCAGGGCCTGGCCGCGGGCCATGGCCTGGGCGATCGGGGCCCCGGCGGTGACCATCCGGAACGCGGCCCACATCGGGCCGGCCAGCACGTCGGCCAGGGGCAGGCCCTCGCCGGACACCCCGGCCAGCATCTGCGGGTTCAGCCGGTCGGCGTCCGGCCGGTCCGGGTCCTCGTCGCCGAGCAGCCGTGTCAGCCACGACTCGGTCGACTCGGCGGCCGCGAGCTGGGCTCCGGACACGACCACCAGGAGGCGGGCCATGAGCGGCAGCCAGGAACCGCGGATGTCCTGCGGGTCCGTCTGCCTCCACAGCCGCACAGCGGCCCGACCGGCGGCCTGCCCGAGCCGCTCCCTGGCCGCCTGGTGGGTCAGCGCGAGAGGCGACGGGCTCATGCCGCTGGCTCCTCTACCGGCCCGTCAGGGGCGTCCTCCTGTCCGGGCGGCGCCGGTGCGGGGGTGCGCCCGTCGACCATCATGCGGGTGATCTCCGAGACCGGGTCGGCCTCCATCTCCCGGGCCCGCATCGCGAGCATGTCGGACACCTCGGTCGGGGTGAGCCCGTACTTCGAGGCCAGCCACTCCAGCGGGAAGCCGATGCCCTTCAGCTTCACCAGGGCGTCCGCGAGCTGCGCGTGGCTGCGCGACTCGGCGTCCGCCCACAGCACCCGGCCCGAGCGCAGCGCGTCGGCCTTGCGGTCGTCCCCTTGGGCCAGGGCGATGAGCCGGGCGGCCTCGCGGATGCCCTGCCCGTACCAGAGCTGTTTCTCCTCGACGCGCTTCACCAGTCCGGTCTCCGCCGCGAGCAGCGCGTCGGCGGACAGGTTGGCCATCTTCCCGATCAGGTAGTGCTGCGGGGTGCGGGTCTGGGCGGCGAGGTGGCCGACCGCCACCTCGATCAGGCCCGTGTACATGGTCAGGTTCGCGGCCTGCCACTCGGCGATCTTCGCGTCCTTGCCGTTGAACATCATCACGCGGTCGACGGCGAACTTCTCGATGTCGACCGGCTTGTCGCCGACGACGATGCCCTCGCTGTTCAGCACGGGCAGCTTCGGTGCGTCGGCGCCGAGGATGACCCGCTGCGGGAACGACGCGTAGTCGGAGGCGGTGAACAGCTGCGCCCACAGGAGGTTGATGGCGTCCTGCATGGCGATCACACCGGCCACGTCCGACATCGGCTCGCCCACCAGGGACGGCTTGTTCGGCAGCTCCACCATCGGCACCACGCCCATGGGGTTGATCTGAGGGTTCGGCTCCTCGTCCAGCTCCCGCGGCTTCCATCGCTTGAGCTCCTCGTCGACCTCGGTCATGGCCGGCGACTTGGCGTCCTCCCCGTACATCACCGGGCGGGAGAACTTCCACACCTGATCGGGCAGGTACAGGGTCGCGAAGTCCTCGCCGCCGTCCTGCCACCGCTTCAGCGCCGCCCGCCGGTGCCGCCTCGACCCGGGCTCGTAGGCGACGATGCACTGGGAGGCGTCCTCGAACGTGACGACCGGCATGTCCGGGTCATCCGGGTCGCCCCACACCAGCACGAAGCAGCGGGCCCCGGTCACCGCACCGAGGAACCCCAACTGCGAGTCGGCGTCCAGGCCGTTGACCTGCCACACCTTCCACAGTTCCTTGTCCGCCTGTGTCTCCCCGGCGGCCTGGATCCCGTTCACGGTCAGCCGCTCCACCGGGGAGTCGGCCACCACCTGCACCCAGTTGTCGCAGAAGTCCTGGTAGCGGTCCCCGTGGAACTTGCTGAACGCGTCCGAGGCGTACTTCAGCCGGCCGCGCCCCCGGTAGTAGGCGTTGTGCCGGTCGATGTCCGTGCGCCGGTTGACGAGCTCCTGTTCCAGGACGGTCACCAGCTGGAGAGCACGCTCCATCGTTGCCATCGCTCTCCTCTCACGCGCCGTAGTAGTAGGACTGCTGCCGCACCGCGAGACCCGCGGCGATGACGTCGCCCAGCGCCTCATGGGCCAGGACGCTGGCCATGGTGGCGTCGATCTTCTGAGCCGAGCTGGCCTTCTTCAGGACGTACCGGTCGGCCGGCCGTGCGGCCGCGCGGGTGTTCGCGACGTGCGCCTCGGTGATCGGGCACCCGTCGTGCGTGAACGCGGCCCCGTCCGAGTTCCGTTTCAGGACGTCCGTGCGCAGCCGCTCCGTCGCCTTGTGGATCTGCACCGGCCGGGTGGTGTACCAGCGCACGACGCGCTCCTCCCCGTACAGGTCGACCCACTCGTCGACTTCGGTCTGCCAGTACGGCGGGTCCGCGTACAAGCGGACCACGTCGTAGCGGCGGAACAGCTGCTCCACCGCCGCGCGCACCTCCGCGCGCGGGACCTGGCCGCCGTAGTCGGCCGGGTTCCAGATCGTCGGCTCGTCCTCGTCGCCCCACTGCGGGGTGAACTGGTAGCCGGTCATGGTCTCGGCGCGGATCGCGGTCCAGTCGTCCATGTCCGAGCCGTCGAACCCGAGGACGATGCGGGTGCGCGGGCGCACACGCTGCGGCTTCTCCTTCGCCGCCCACTTCGCGCCGTCCAGCCAGGAAGCAGACCCGGCCACGCACCGGTTGCCGAAGAAGCGTTCCGCCTGGGCGGGGTCCTTCTCCATGATCTCGGCGGCCTCGGCCTCGATCGCGTCCAGGTCGACGTGCGTCGACCCGGCGTACACCACCGTGTGGATCTTCCGGCGGTCCCGCTTGTTGCCGTAGGACAGCGTCTTCGGCGCCTGCGGGTGGTAGCGGAAGATGTCCTTCGCCTTCGCCTCGGACGTCGTCTGCGCGACGCTGTTCTCCGAGGGGTCCCACCCGTTCGTCGTCTCCATCGACCGGCCACCCATACCGGCCGTGCCGCGGCGCTGCGTCTCGGCGACCCGGCGCAGCTTGTTCGCCGTGTTGTACAGGCCGGTCTCGTCCTGCATCGCAAAGATGATCGGGTTGCCCAGCCGGGACAGCGCCGACGAGGTGACGACGTCGATCCGGCCGTCGTCCCCGACCCGGGTGAACTCCTCACCGGACTGCATCAGCTCGGACAGCGGACCGCGCCGCACCATCGACCGCAGCGGCCGGTAGACGTTCGCCACCTGGTCCTCCGACGTCGCCGTCAGCTGAATCAGCGGCGTCGGCCACGGTGTACCCATCGGTTCGCCGGGCTCGTAGTCGTACCACCACCCGCAGCCGCACCCGTGATCCGAACACCGGTAGCGCTCGCCGCCCTTGGCCCAGCCGTCGAAGACGACGGGGCCGGCGGCCTCGGCGAGGACGATCGTCGCGGACCACGGCCCCTTGCCCGTCTTCTGCGGGGCGACGACCTGGCTGCGCCGGTAGTGGAACGCGGGCGCGAACTGCCCGACGACGGCTGCGGGCTTCACCCGGTAGTGGTTGACCGTGCACCACAGCTGCCACGGATACAGCTCCATGTCCTCACCCGCGCGGAACCCGTCCGGGACCGGGCAATGGCGCTCGATCCAGTCCGGGACGATCCACAGGGTGGGGAAGTCGACGACGAACTCGGCGGCCGCGTCAGCTGCCTTCGCCACTGGGCACGACCTTCAGCCGGTCCCGGGCAGACGGGCGCCGCACGGGCGCCGCGAGCACCGGGCCGTCGGCGGCCGGCTCGTCCGTGGCCGGGGCGATCTTCCACCGGTTGCGGTTCATGCCCGCCACGCTCAGCCCCAGGCTGTCGAGGTAGCCGCGCACCATCTTCTTGATGTCGACCCGGGCATCGGGGCGCTCGACCTCGGCCAGCGTGCGGACGAAGAGCGCCACCTCCAGCTCCTGCCCCATGTCCTCCCACGCCAGAGCCTGCGGTTTCACCCACAGGCCTTCCCACAGCTCCAGTTCCCGGCCGGTCGGCTCCGTCAGCGGCCACTCGGGCGGGTCGCCCGGCCTGCCCTCGGCGGGCAGCGTCCGCCATCCACCCTTCTCGATCGACGCGGCGCTCTTCAGCGACCGCGGGTCCGGCGGTGGCCCGGACACGGTGCGCGCTCCACCACGGGGCATGACGATCACTCCTTCAACGCTGCGTTGCGCAGCACCGAGAGCCGTCACCTTGCGTGACAGCGGGGACCCTATGAACCCGGCGGACCTCCGAGCGCCCTCCCCCGCGTTGCTCGCCCCCAGGTCAGCCGGGGGTACCCCCCTGGGTGGACGTCGCAGAGTGTGACAGTCGGGTCGGATGGTTCAGCGGCCGAACGTTTCGAGGGCGGTCTTGCGGCTGTGATGGCGTCTGCTCATCGCCTGCCAGTTGGTGGGGTCGAAGCCGCGGGGTCCGAGGGGGCCGAGGCCGTCGATGTGGTCGACCTGGGTGGCGAGGTCACGTTGCAGGGGCAGCAGGGGCGCGCACTCGTCGCACTCGCAGTACGGATGGTCTTCGAGGTAGCGCGCGCTGGCGGTGCGCCATCGCCTGTCGTAGCCGCGGGTGTGGGGGGTGGGGCGGGCTGCTCTGGCCTTGGCCTGGCATGGGGGGCAGGGGCCGGAGGTGGTGAGGGTGGGACAGCCTGGTGTCGGGCAGACCTGCTTGGCCCTCATACGAGGCATCAGCGCCTCCTGGCGTGCCGAGGCCCGGCGGCGCGTGTGCGCGGCCGGGCCTGGGTGGTGTGTGGCTACCCCTTGGGGTCGGGGCAGTTCATGAGGATGGCGGGCCAGGTGTCGCCCTTGATGCGGCCGCCGGTGTAGATGTCGGAGGCCTGCTGGTCCTTGGCCCATTCGCCCATGCAGACGTACACCTTGTCGGCGTCGCTGCGGACGACGGTGATGCCGTAGTTGAGGAACTGGTCGCCGATGCTCTCGGCGTAGTCCTGGATGGCGGCCTTGGCCGTGTCGACGGTGGCGTCGGGGACGACGAGGTCGACGCTGCCGGTCTTCTTCTTCTCGTCCTTGTTGGCGACGGTGTAGGCGGGCGGCTTGGGTGTGTCCACGTTCTTGGCCTTCTGGTCGTCTTCGCCGCAAGCGGTGAGTGTCAGGAGCAGGCCGGCCGTGATGAGTGCGGCGGTGGTGGTTCGGGTGCGCATGGTCCCCCCAGGGATGTGCGTGATGAGGGGGACATCATCGGGCACCGTGGGGCGTGCTGTCCTGGGTACGACGAAGCCCCCGGCCGTTGTGGCGGGGGCCTGCTGTGCGCTTCGGGGCATGCGTGTTGTGCCCAAATCGTGGCGCATGGAAGGCCGCAGGTCAAGCGGCCTTGACGGCGCGCTGCCCTTCGCGCGTGGGCTTGGCGGCGTATCGGGCTGCTTCGACGTCGGCGACGCGGTAGAGGGGGCGCTTGGGGGTGCCGCTGCAGCGGGTGAGGAGGCCGCGGCGTACCCAGTCGCGGATGGTGGCGGGGGCGACGCCGGCGGACATGGCGGCGAGGCGGGTGGTGAGGGTGCCGATGGGCGGCAGTTGGTACTCCATGGGCCCATTGTGGCGTGCGTGGGCCCCGGTCGTCGTGGTGACGGCCGGGGTCCGGTGTGCAGGTCGTGGCGCGCGGGCTACAGGTCGAATCGCTCGGCTTCGTCGGGGGCGGTCTCCAGGCGGGTGAGGTTCTGCTGCCCGTCGTGGGGCCAGATCCAGCAGGTGCGCGGGCCGGTGTAGTAGGAGTGCCCGGCCCGGTTTTCCTGGACGAGGTGGGCGGCCAGGGCGGCGGTGTCGGGGTCCGGTCCGGCGGTGATGACACCGGAGCTCATGCGGCGGCCGTTGTCGGCGCTCTGGAGCAGGTAGGCGAAGCGCGGCATGGCGGCGGTCCTCTCAGTGGCTGTGGGCGGGGTAGTTGCCGCCGCAGCGGGCGCAGTACGGGAGGGGCTGCTGGGTGAAGTGGGCGGCGGCGAGGAGGGCGAGGAGTGCCATGATCGTGGTCCTGTCTCGTGAGGGATGGGGCCATGGGGCGGCCGGTCGCCTGGCAGTGAGTCGGCCGCCCCGCGGGTGCTAGGTGGTGGGCAGTGCGCGGCAGGTCTCGGCGTGGGCCTGCGCCCACTCGCGGGCGGCAGGGAGGGCGGATTCGCCGGTGGCGTCGAAGTTGGGCTGCGGGCCGGTGCCGAACTCGTCGTGGTGGGCGTCGAAGCCCCATCCCTCGGTGTGTTCCTCGCCGCAGCCGTTGCACCGGACGCCGTGCTCGGTCGGGTGCTCCACCCAGTAGACGCCGGACTGTTCGGCGATGGTGACGATGGCTCCTCCGAGGGTCTTGTACTGGGCGACGGTCTTCGTCTCGGTGCTCACGTGGGTCTCCTGAGTGATGTGGATGCCGGGCTGTCCGGCTCCCCTCACCGCCCCTCTCACGCGGGCGGATCGGGCAGCCGTCAGGCGGCAGAAGCGGGCTCTTCGGTGCGAGAGGGGGCACTCTCCGGCCGCTCTTCAGGGGCAGAGCAGGGGGTCTCACCTGCGTCTTCACCCTTGGAGAGGGGGTGGTCTTCCCGAGAGGGGAGGGGGGTGGCCAGGTCGGCGAGGCGGATGCCCGAACGACCTCTGACGTCGCCGATGGTGAGGCTCCGGGTGATGGGGATGTCGAGGGCGGTGAGGGCCTCTCGAAGGGCGGCCTCTTCGTGCCTTTCCATGCCGGGCAGGGCGAGCATCTTGGGGTACAGCTCGTAGAGGTGGATTCCGGTCCGGTCGCCGATGGTCTCGGTGAGCCACTGGACGATGGCGTCGCGGGGGCTGGCCGGGGCTGCGCTGGGGGTTCCCTGCTCTGCCTTGGCGGGTTCCTCGTCGGGGGTGCCGACCATGTACGCGGCGACGACCCAGCCGAGGGCGGCCGTAGCGGTCGCGTAGGTGGTGTAGTCGGACACTGCGGTGACGTAAGCGCACCCGAGGAGGAGCCCGACCCGCTTGAGCGGCGCCCGCTTGTCGAGAACGGGTTCCGGCTCCTCGGCGGGTGCTGGCTTCTTCTGCTCGCCCTTGCCGTCGGCGGCCTGGTCGCCCTTCTTCTGCTGGCCCTTGGCGGGCTGCTGCTTCTCGGCGGGCGGTTCGGGCTGCTCGGGGGTGCGGTACTTCGGGGAGGAGATCCAGGTGGTGATGCGGTCGTAGAGGATGACGGAGCCGTCGCCGAGGGGCTGGATGAGCGGCTTGAGGGGCTTGAGGTTCATCGGCCGGTCCCGATCGTGGTGACGCTGTCGCCGACCTGGTCGCCGATGTCCTGGACGCTGCCGAAGATGTCGGCGATGATCCCGCCGGCGCTTCCGGCGAGGAGGATGCACGCGATGGCGGTGATGATGATCGCCTTGCGCTCGGCGTCCTTGTAGACCCCAGACTTCCACTTGACGACGATGACCGTGCACATGATGAGGCCGATGAGGAGTGCGCCGAGGGCGCCGCCGTTGACGTCTAGGGCTGGCACCTGTTCGGGTGCGGCGGCCATGGTGTGGCGGGCGGCGGTGTCGATCGCGGCGGTGAGGCTGGTGCGCATCAGGGGTGCCTTTCAGAGGCCGAGAAGCTTGGCGATGGTGGTGGCGGACGCGGCGTAGATCGCCCAGATGGCGAGCCGGTCACTGCGGAGAAGCGCGGCGGGGACGCGGACGACGATGTACGCGATGAGGCCCCAGCCGAGGGCGTAGGCGATCACGACCGGTTGCTGTCGACGACGTGGCGGCGGAGCTCGGTGGCGTCGCGGCGGGACAGCCCGTACTCGTCGCGGAGGCGTTCGATGGTCACGGGGCGGCCGGTGTCCCTGACCAGTTCCCGGTTGAGCGCGCGGGCTTGTTTCCGCAGTTCGGATGGGGTGATGGCGACCGGGACGGTGACCACCTGCCGGACGTCCTGGGCGGGCACGGCAGCGGTCATCTTCCGGACGGCAACGGTGGCACCGGGGAGCGTGGCGGTGGGCCAGGTGATCGGGCGGAAGGCCTCGACGGTGACTGGCCGGGTGACCACCTGCTCCGGCCCCGGGGTGAGGCGTTCGAGGGTGGCCGTCGGCGGCTCGGCCGGTACGGCGGGCTCGTCGGGGGTGGTCACCTTGGTGGAGACGATCGGCAGCGGGCGTACCCCTGCGGGCACCACCTCGGGCACCGGCAGGGTGAACGCGACGGAGGGCGGCGAAGTGGTCACCGTGACCAGCTCGGCCGGCTCGGCCGCCGGTTCGCTGAGCCGGTGGACCCGCCACAGGACGAGCGGGGCGATGGCGGACACGGCGACGACGAGCGGCCAGTCAACGGGCAGCAGCCCGGCGGACGCGAGGTGGCTGGCGGCGTTCACCGCGACCAGGGCCACGACGACGATGAGGACGTCGCGCTTGGCCCGCAGGGCGCGGATGGCGTAGATGTCGAGGGCGGCCGGGACGCCGGCGGCGACGTACTTCCCGAACCCGCAGGCGCGGGCCAGGTCGTACTCGGCGGACGCGAGGACCACCAGGACGGCGGCGAGGGCGCCCCAGACGAGCGGGTCCTTCTTCACTGGCCCTCACCGGCCTGGAGGATCTGCACCCATCCGGCGAGGCGCCGCAGCTGCCCGACGGCGGTCTCGTAGTCGTCGGCCAGCTCGCGGACGGCGTCGGGGGTGAGGGTGATGGCGAGGTCGGCCTGCTCGACGAACAGGCCGATGTCGCGGGGGCCGTTGCCGTGCGGGTACTGGGAGACGAGGGCGGTACCGACGGGGTCGCTGGGGCGGCCGAGCGGGTGCTCGATGCTGCGGTGCCCGAGGTCGACGAGCGCGTCGACCGGCTGCCCGGCATGGCCGACGCACCAGGACGGCTCGGGCACGGTGACGGTGCCCTGGTCGGTGGTGGGCACCGTGACGGTGCGCTGGGTGCTCATCCGGCGGTCACCCCGCGGGCGATGAGGCGGAGGAGCGCGGCGTACTCGGCCCGGGTCTGCCCGGCGCGCACCCGGGGGGCGGCGGCGAGGAGGTCCTGCTCGGCGGCGAACGCGGCTTCGGTGGGGCCGTGCAGCTGCTCGGCGAAGACGAGCGCCCGGGCGAGGCGGATCTCCTCGCGCATCTCGGCGTCGGGCCGCTGCCGGTCGAGGGTGTCGGCGAACTGGCCGAGGAGGAGCACGGTGTCGTCGCTGAGGACGAGGGGCGTGGTCATCGGGCACCGCCGGTGGGGCGGATGCTGCCGGTGACGCCGGCCTCGGTGGCGCGCACCGTGGTGGTGCGTCCGCCGTGGCGGCTGATGGTGCCGACGGCGATGAGGCGCCGGTCGGGCGGGGGGCCACCGACTCCGCTGCCGCATGGCAATGCAATACGATTCGAGGTGTCCATGACGAGGGCTCTTCTCGTTCGTGGGAAGTGCCGGGGCGCTGATACGCCTCGGTGCGTCAGGGAGTCGGTCGACGCGCGCGCCCCTCCGGTGTTCGAGCACCGGAGGGAGCTGTTGGCCGGCTCCCGCTCTGCGTTATGGGGTTGTGGTGGGGCCCTTTCGAGTGGGCCCGTTGTGCTTCTTGATCGCCTGGTCGACGGTGGTCCAGCCCTTGCCGAGGTCCTTGGCGACTGCGTAGACGCTTCCGAGTTCGGCGACGCCCTCGGCGAGAGCTGCCGCCCTTCGTTTGGCTGCGGCGTTCACCTGGGTCTGGAGCTGTTCGAGCAGCTCTTCCTCCTGGCGAACCCGGTCTCGCCAGGGTTTCGCTTCCATCCCCCGGACCGTATCACTGGGGGGCAGTGATAGTCCAGTGTCACGCAACACTGCGCGCCTTCGTGTCCTCGTCGACCCACGTCTTCAACTGGGCCCACACGTAGGGCGGGTACGAGCACGTGCACCACGGGCAGACGATCGCCTTCTCGCCCGGCGCCAGGTGCAGCACAGCCCCGCAGATCGCCCCGGAGGGGTCAACCGCCGGACAGTTGCCCACCCGGGCCCCACGCTCGGGCGCCGGCGGCCGGAGTATCGACGCCACGGACCCGGCCAGGTCCCGGATCTCTCCAGCGAACTCGCCGGCCTGCGGCCACGACACGGTGATCCACGGCATGTGGCGCAGCAGACCTTCCACGGCGGCGTCCAGGCGCCCGTCGACACCCCGTCGGGCGGCGGGGTGCTGCCGCATCCCGCGGTCCTGGCGGACGGCGGACAGCCAGTCCTCCAGCGTCCCGACCATCACGCCCCGCATGTCGAGGATTCCCTCGGCCACGGGGAGCGGCGGCGGGCCGCCCTTTCCGCCTCGCCCCTGGGACACGGCGGTAGAGGGGGTGAGCAGGACGCCGAGCCCGCGGTACAGGACAGGCAGGCCCTCCAGCCGGACCCGGGTCGACTTCGAGCAGCCGGGGCAGAGGTAGCTGCCGGTCTCGTCGGGCTGCTCGCACAGCAGGCAGGTGGTGGGCATCGCTCGTCTCCTCGATCAGAACGGGGGTTCGTCCGAGTAGCCCGGGGCGGGCGCCGCCGGGGCGGCAGCTGCGGCGGGCGGCGGGCTGCTGGCCCACCCGCCGCCGGTCTGCTGCTGCTCGGGGGGCTTGGCCCCCGCCCACGCGTCGCCCTGCGCCTGGCCGCCGTTGCCGGACGGGTTCTTCGTCACCGCGGCCGACGCGCGCAGCAGCGACGGGCCGACCTCTTCGACGTCGATCTCGTACGCGGTGCGCTTCACCTGCTCCCGGTCCTCGTAGGAGCGCTGCTTCAGCCGGCCCTGGACGATGACCCGCATGCCGCGGGCCAGGGTGGCGGCGGCGTTCTCGGCCTGCTGCCGCCATACGGAGCAGGTGAGGAAGAGGCCTTCGCCGTCCTTCCACTCGTTGGTCTGCCGGTCGAGGATGCGGGGGGTGGAGGCGACGCGGAACTTCGCGACGGCGGCACCGGCCGGGGTGAAGCGGAGCTCGGGGTCGTCGACCAGGTTTCCGACGATCGTGATGGTGGTCTCGCCTGCCATCAGGGGTTCTCCTTCTTGGCCTTGATCAAGCGGTGGACGTGCGCGTGGACGTGGACGCGGGATGTGGACGTGGACAACGTGGACGGCGTCCACATGGGCCCGTCTCGCGTCGCGGGAGTGAAATAATTCATTGTTATGTCCCTTTATGTACTAGTTAGGGGCGTGGCGGATTGAGGGACGGGACGACGTGGACAACCGTCCACGCGTCCACATGTCCACATCGCTCACCCCGTCTGAACGCAGACCCGATCGCCCTCCACGAACACCCAGTCGCGGGTCTCCGCGACCTCGACGGACCGCCGCAGGAACGGCCTGTCGCTGCTCCTGAGTCGACGGTTCAGCTCGCCGAACGTGATCCCGCCGACGGCCGACGAGTGCTTCTTCACGAGGCGGGCGATGCGCTCCAGGCTGCGGTCCGTGTCGTTCTTCGCCTGGTGCGAGCGGAGCTCCTGCGCGACCTTGGCGTCCTCCTCGCGCCGCCGGGCAGCCTCGGCCTCGCGGGCCGCTCGCTGGATCAGCGCGGCACGGACGGTGCACGAGGACTTCCAGACGATCTCGGCGAGTTCCCAGTCCTGCTCGGTCGCTTCGACGCGGCCGCCGTCGAGCAGCGCCAGGAGGGCGGTGATCTTCACCTTCATCAGGTTGGCGTGGCCGTCGAGCTCGTCGATCTCCAGCTCGCCGCGGTTCCGCGCGACGTGCTCGGCCCAGAGCATCCGCCGGATGCGCTCGGGGAGCACGATGTTGAGGTCCTCCATCGGCTGGACGGAGGCGGGGTTGACCGGCAGTGGGCCGGGTGAGACGGGCGGCTCGTCGGGGATCGACGGGTCGGCGGCCCAGGCCCAGAGGAAGCGCTGCGGGGTGCCAGTGCTGGCGTCGGCGATGACCGGCATAGCGGTTGACGGCTGGAAGCCGACGACCATGCCGAGGCTGTAGGAGCCCGCCGCGACGTACCGGGTGCGCTCCTCAGAGGCGTTGGTCTGGCCGAGGGTCTCGCCGATCGCGGCACGGCGCAGCGTCTCGCCCAGCACGCTGCCGGCGCGCTCCGCCAAGCTGGCCAGGGTCTGGCCTTCGTCGACGTAGAAGTAGGCGTTGTGCCGGACCTGCTTCCGGACCTTCCGTGTGACGGGGTCGCCCTTGAGCGGGCCCTTGGCGTGGATCTCGCCCGTCTCCTCGTCGACCGTTCCCATGAACGCCTCGGCGATGCCCTCCCCGGACCCGATGGGGAGTCCGTCGCGGAACTCCGGGTCGATCGGGGGGAGCAGCGACCGGGCGACCTTCGTGCCGATGGACTTGCCACCGCCGGATGCGGCGACGACCGCGACGAACATGTTCAGCGACGCGCGGCCGCCGATGCCCGACACGGCGGCGATGCGGTGCGACACCATCGCCGACATACGCGCGAGGAGCGAGAAGAACAGCACGTCGCCGCTGGAGCCTTCGGCGTGGGCGGCCAGGCGGATGTGCTGGAACACCGGGCGGGCGTTCCAGAACTCCTCGGGCAGGAGCCCGGGGTGGGCCTTCGGGTCCGGCTGGTCGTCGCCTGGGCGCGCGTGTTCCGGCTCCGGCTCGACCAGCTGGCCCGCCCCCCAGAGGTCTGCGGGCGGCGGCGGGCTGGAGCGTTCGGCGCGCGGCGGGCGGCACTGCTGCTTCACCCGCGCCAGGACGGGGGAGGGCAGCGACCGCGCGGGCGAGGAGCACGGCTGGTCGTAGGCCGCGCGCAGCACGTCCCGCGCAGCCTCGCGCTCGTCCCCGTTGTAGTGCAGATGCGCCCACAGGGTGGGGACGGTCAGCTTCCGCCCGGACGGCTGCTGACCGACCGGGAGCCCGGACCGCTCGGACCAGTTCACCGCGACGTGGTCGTCGCACATGAGGCTGTGGTCGCTCTCGGCAGAGCCCTCCGCGCTGGCCGGGCGCAGCCACTTCTCGCGGCCGCCGGACGTGCCGCGGTACGTCCACCCGGCGGGCTCCAGGACGTCCCGGAAGGTGAGCATGGACGCGAGGATGTCGAAGACGCTGCTGCCGCCCGTGCTCGTCGCGCGGGCGCGCGGCGGCGGGACAGCGGGGCGCCCGTGCCGGGCGTCCTGGCGGGCGCGCTTCTCTGCGGCGGCCTTCTCCAGTGCCGCGCGTGCTGTGGGCTCCAGGGCGGCGGCCTGCTCGTGCATCAGTTGCAAGGGCACGGGATGTCCGCTGCCGGGCACGCTGCCCGTCGGCCGGGCCTGTCCGCCCTTCCTGTTGACCGTGCCGGGCACGCGCATCAGCCGGTCGAGGTTGCCGACCTGGGTGTCCCAGGTGCAGCCGTGCCCGTAGGCGGCGGCGCCGAGGATGGTTTGCACCGAGGCGGTCATCGCCTCGACGCGGGCCCGGTCTTCGGCGGTCTCCATGACGTACGGGGTTTCGAGCATCCAGACGGGGTTGAGGCCGCCGCCGGACAGCACCCAGCCGGTGGGCTCGGGGAGTCCGGACGACGCCACGATCTGGCGGACGTGGTCGGCGTCGTCGGGGTGGGGCATCTCGTCGGGGCCGGGCTTGTGGCCCAGGCCGCCGAAGTCTCCGTCCGCCCAGATGAAGGTGACGGCGTGCGCGAGGTCCTTCCCGCCGCGCCCCTTCTCGGGGTGCTCTCGCAGGGTGGTGACCTGCGCGTAGATTCCCTTCGGGTCGCGGGTGTCGAGCTGGAGGACGTAGTCGACGGCGGCGGTGATGCCCGCCTCGTTGGTGGTGAAGCGGCGACCGGCCCAGTCGGCGTCGCTGCAGATGCTGAGCAGCCCGGGGACGTTCTGGTACTGGAAGGCCAGGGACCGGTGGACCAGGTCCTTGTCGACGACGGCCGGGGTGGGGAGCGGTTCGGTCACTGCTGCACCGCCGGGAAGTAGTAGCTGCCGGTCGGGCGGCCGACGCACCGGGACTGCCGGGGGCAGACGTGTGGTGCCGAAGCGGGGCCGGCGGGGTGGATGTGCTGGCAGTCGCAGAACGGGCAGGCCACGACGAGGTGCGTCTGGAGCTCGCCGGTGTGGGCGTCCCGGTAGGCGACGAGGCGGGCCGCGGCGGCGACCATGCCGAGCCGGGCCGTCGGTGGCCGGGGCTCGGTGTCCTTCCCGAAGATGGGGAGGGTGGTGGTGCTGGTCACGAACGTGCTCTCTTCTACGAGCGGGGCTGGTGGTGTTCGTGAGGCGCGTGCCGCCCGGGCCGCAGATACGGCCCGGGCGGCGTTGCGCTCCCGGGGTCAGCCGCCGGGCGTCCGCAGGGAGTTGAGCATCCGCGCGTGATCCGCGGTCATGATGCGGAGATGCTGCTGCACGTCGCCGACGATGAACGCCCACCGGGTTCCGGCCGGGACGTGCACCTCAATGTGCTTCGCGGAGAGGTAGAAGTGGGAGGCGATGGCCTGCCCGAGGCCGAACCCGCAGCGCAGTGCTTCCTCGCCGAGGCGGACGACTGCGGTGTGGCAGTCGACGGAAGGGTTCGTCTGCTTACGCAGGTCCTCGCTGACGTCGCTGCTTCGGTCGTAGCGGCCGGTGAGGTCGACGGTGACGACGAGCCGCACCTCGGGGACCGGCACCACGACGGGCGGCGCCACCGGCGCGGGCTCCGTGGCCGGGGCCGGGAGGGAAGCGAGGCGGACGGGGTGCTTGACCGGCCACTGGCCGACGGTGTGGTCGCTCATGCTGCCTTCTCCTTCGGCGTGGCCTGCTGGCGCAGTGCGGTGACGGCGGGGGCGAGCGCGGCGCGGATGGTGGCCCGCTGCTCGTCCGACAAGGGGGGCGCGGCGTCGACGATGCGCCGGACGCGCGCCCAGTAGGCGGCGTCGCCGTGCTTGGCGTGGGCCGGGCGGCCGGGGACGGTGAGGTCCCCGGCCGTGCCGGTGGTCTGCTTGTCGGTCACGCGCGGGCCTCGCTGTCCATCTGGCCGCGCATCGTCCGCAGCGCGCTGGTGAGGGCTTCGAGCTGGCTGATGGTGGAGTCGACGCCGTTGGCGTCGAGCCCGAGGACGTCGAGGTCACCGGCGGCGAGGTACACCTTCGGGCCGCTGGTGTAGGACTCGTCCTTGCCGAGGCTGGCGGTGATGCGGATGTCGTCGGCGGGGTGGCCGTCGGACAGGGTGATGGTGGTCTCGTGCCCGGCGTGCTCGATGTAGCTGCCGCCGCCCTCGTGCTCGTCGTACTGGTGGGTGATGCACTCGGCGACGTTGCACCACGGGTAGTGGCCAAGGTCGGCCAGCGGGCTGGGGAGCTGGGGGACGGTGCCCTGGGCGATCGCGGCCAGGTGGTCGCGCTGGGCCCGGAGCCGGGGGAGGAACTGCTCCAGGTCGGCGGTGAGCTGGTCGGCTCCGGCGACGTCGAGGTCGGCGTCTGCGCTGGGCTGTGTGAACACGGCGATCCGGGCGGTGGGGTCGCCGGGCTTCGGGTCGTCGAGGTGGTAGATCTCCGAGCTGATGAGGGCTCCGCTCGCACCGGCGGCGGTGACGGAGTACGTCTCGGTGCCGGGTTCCAGCGGGGCCCGGCCGTCGACGATGTCGGCGAGCACGGCCACGGCGTCGAGGTGGCGGTGGAGCTCAGCGACCCGGGCCCGGGTCTGCGCGGCGGTGAGGTTCAGGTCGAGCCATCCGACGCTGATGTCGACGCCGTCGGGGCCGTCCTCGGCCATGACGTTGGCGAGGAGGACGCAGTCGCCGTACCCGTCGACGGTGGGGGCCTCGACGTAAGCGGTGAGGTGCATCGAGTGGTCGCCGGTCTCGGCGCACCAGGCGTAGGCCCCGCACGGCGCGGCGGCGGCCGGTTCCGTCTGGCCGAGGTTCAGCTGTCGGGTGTCGGTGGCGTCTGAGATACTCATGGTGGATCGGCCCTCTCTGCTATTCACGTGGTCTGGTTGGTCGGTTCGCTCGAAGCCGTCGCAGTTACCGCTGCGGCGGCTTCGCTGGTTTCCGGGGAGATGTGGAGGACGCGGTGCAGGTCCGCCGTGATCGCCCGGTAGGCCCTGCCTGCCCGGATGACCTGGCACGGGAACTCGCCGGCCTTGGCCAATGCGTACGCGGTCGAGCGCCCCAGGCCGAAGGCGCGCGCTGCCGTCTCCAGGCCCACGACCGCCGGAAGCTCCAGCAGCTCAGCGCGGGTCAAGGAACGCCGGTCAGTGACTGTTGTCATTATTCGTGACACTCCTTGCGGAAGTTGCTTCCTGGGGAAGTGGTCCGAGTCTGAGCTGTGGTCCAGTCGCTGTCAAGCTGTGTTGTCTTGTGCGAGCACAGAAAGCGTGCGAGCGTCTCCCCTGTGACACAGGATCCGGGCTAGGGCATCCTGTGTCAGATAGTCCACACACAGAGATCAGGGGAGTCTTGCCGTCATGACACAGGAGACCAGCGATGTGAGCTGGCCTGCGCGCCTCGCGCTGGCGATCGCCAGCGAAGTGCGTCGGCACCGCCAAGCGCAGCGCCTGAGTGCTCAGCAGCTCTCCGACCGCTGCGCGGAGCTCGGCATGCCCATCCAGCGCTCTGTGCTGGCGAACCTTGAGAGCGGTCGCCGGACCACGGTGACCGTTGCTGAGGTGCTCGTGCTGGCGGAAGCGCTTGAAGTGGCGCCAGCGGCGCTCATGTTCCCAGCGGGCTACAGCCAGGAAGTGGAGGTTCTGCCATCAGTCGAAGTCAGTCCACTTCGCGCGGTCGATTGGCTCGGCGGCTACACGAAGCTGAGCGGTTTCCCGAAGCATCGATCGAATTCTCCGCTGGTTGCCTTGAGACGTCATCGGATGATCGTGTCGGAGCTCCGTACAGCACTTCATGACCGCGAAAAGCAGAGGGCTGAGGCTCTGTTGGCGCGACGTCGGGCAACTGACGTGCAGCGTCGGCAGCAGCTTAAGCAAGTGCTGGTGCTTGACCTTGAGGAGAAGATCGCGAACTCCGCTCCAGAGGCGGCGGACCTACAGGATGAGCTGGAGAAGCGGCGCGTTGAAGTAGCAGCTGCACGAGCGGAAGCTGCGCAAGCGGAGCAGGCCGCTGAGTTCATGGCCTACAAGGTGGAAGCTGGCGAAGACGTCATTTCGCTTCTTGCTGGGCGACTAGGTAAAGCTCAGAAACAAATCGAGGAAAACGGGTGGCTGGCGCCACCGTTGCCTGAAGATGTATGGCGAATTGTGCAGCAACGCGCCGATCTGGAGACCTTGGCAGGGATTCGTACCCCGCCTGCTCTTCTTCGCGATGGGGACCCGCTTTGAGTGTGCCAAGCGCGTAGCGATTTTTACCGCTTCCAGCGCGTCTCGACTGCTTCGTAGTCGAAGTACCCGCCGTCCGGCATACGGCCCTGGCGCGGCGGGCGCAGCGTCACCTCCAGCAGGGCCTGCAGCACCTTGCGCTGCCGTCCCAGCTCGCACGCTTCCCACGCCGCCCGCACGTCCTTCACGCCGACCAGGCCGACGAGCGGGTCCTTCACCGCAGCCCGGGCCAGCTGCGCCGTCACGCCCTCCAGCTGGGCGCGCGCGACGTCGGAGCCTTCGGTGAACTGGGCCATGCTGATCTGCCCGGACCCGAACATCGCCGCGAGGTCGGTCAGCCGCCGGCGGATGGTCTCGCTCTCGACCTGGAGCTTGCCCACGTTGATGCCGTCCGGGGTGGGCCCCAGCAGGTCGACCGCGTCCGGCTTCGACAGCCGCTCGACGAGCAGGTCCTGGATGTACGCGTCGAGGACCGCCGCGTTCCGGCCGCCGCCGTGGTTGTCCTGGCACCGGTAGCTGGGCGCCCCGGATCCGCCGACCTTGGTGTTGCGCACGGTGGTCTTGCACCCCAGTCGCCCGCACTTGTAGATCAGGGAGCCGAACCACTTCACCTCGGAGCCGGTGGTGGTCACCCGGTTCGGGTCCGTGAGGATCGCGACGACCGCCCGGAACTTCGGCTCGGGCACTGCCGGCTCCCACAGGCCGCGGCCGATCTCCTCGCCCTGGTAGATGGCGATGCCTGCGTTGCGCGGCCGGAGCAGCAGGTCCCGTGCCGCGTTGTGCGTGATCGGTCGGCCCGTGGTGGACAGCAGCCCCTTGGCGGCGAGCCACCGCGCCCAGCCCTTCACCGACCCGGCGGCCAGGATCATGTCCGTGCCGGCTTCGAGGGCTGCTCCCTCCTCGGGGACCAGCTTGGTCATGTCGAGCACGGGCACGTCGATCTCCTCGTCGGTGCCCTTGATCGCCTTCTTACGGGTCTCTCCGGTGGGCATGCCCCACCCGAACGGCCTAAGCCCGCCGCCGAACTTTCCGGCCTTCGCCTTCTGGAGTCGGGCACGGGCCACGCGCTCGGCCTTGTGCTCGGACTCGTGCCGGGCGACGGCTCCGTGGATGCGGGCGGTCATCCGGCCGGACGATGTGGAGAGGTCGAGCTCACCGGCCTGGCAGGTGTGGGTGTCGACGCCGCGCCGCTGGCTGAGGTCGATGTACTCCTCCAGCTCGGTGGGGGAGCGGTGCAGGCGGTCGGTGTGCCAGGCGACGACGACGGTGGCGGTGCCGAGTTCGAGGTCGGCGAGCATCCGGCGGTAGTCCTTGCGGGGCTTCCCGCTGTACGCGGAGAGGTCGTTGTCGACGTACACCTCGACGACTTCCCAGCCGCGTGACTCGGCGAGCGCCTCGCAGTCTTCGCGCTGCCGGTCGACGCCGAGGTGCGCGCCGGTCCGGTCCTGGCTGATGCGGACGTAGATGACGGCGCGGGGCGTCCCGCCGTTGGCGACGGAGACGGCGCTTCGCAGGCGGCGGCTCATGAGCGGTCGCCGTGGTCCGGGGCCTGGCACTGCCGCAGGGCGAAGTCCCAGTACCAGGAACTGCCGTTGACGTAGAGGCGCGTCCAGCCCGCGCGGATGCGGTCCACAGGGAGGCCGGGCATCTGGACCTCGACGTGCCGCCCGTCGGTCATTCCGAGGTCGAAGGCGAACCTGCCCTCGCCGTAGTCGGCGAGGGGGGTGCGGTCGATCGAGGCCACGGCCAGGCCGTGCTCCTTGGCCAGGTCGGCGATGAACGTCTGGATGTTCTCGGCGGCCTGCTGCTCGGTCGCCCCTTCGACGGGGCCGGAGCCCGGGTTGATGAACGTCATCTTCCGAGTGTCCATCACTAAGGGTGTCTCTGCCAGAGTTTCGGGAAGACGACGCTCCTCGCCAGCCTGCTGGGCGCGGTCGGGGTGAACGAGCGGATCGTGCTCGCCGAGGACTCCGCCGAACTGCGGCCGGACCATCCGCATGTGGTCCGCCTGGAGTCCCGTCCCGCCAATCAGGAGGGAGCGGGCCGGGTGACTTTGCGAGATCTGGTGCGGCAGGCACTGCGCATGCGGCCCGACCGGCTGGTGGTCGGAGAGGTGCGGGGCGCTGAAGTCACCCAGCTGACTGGTAAGAAACCACCAATACAAGCGCTACGTGATTACCCCTGGTCAGAGGCCTTCCTGCCTCAAGCATGACTGAACCCCGGCGCCGTCGCGCCGGGGTTCAGCAGCCGCTCCCCGCCCTGCCGGGGGAGGAAGAGGGGGAGGGCTGATCGGGGCCCCTCCATCAGAGGGGAGCGTCGGCGGCCCAGTCGAGTCGTCGGCGCCGACTTCACTCGAACGAGTGAGCGAATTCGACAGCTTCACCGTACACGCAGCGTGCTTGATCGGCAGATTTAAGGTCAACCCTAAAGACAAACGATCATGGCCCCGGTGAGCGTTGCCGGGTGTACCACGAGCCGCTGCCTCCCGACCGCGTCCGGGCCCGGCGCCTGCAGATCGCGGACAACATCCGCGCAGCCCGCATCTACACGGGCTACACCCAGGAGGAGGCCAGCATCCGGGCAGGCATTTCGCTCGACAGCTACAACCGGATCGAGCAGGGGCACGCGTCCCCCAGGATCGACACCCTGATCAAGATTGCGGACGGCATCGGCGTGGAGCTCGAGACCTTCGTACGCAGGTAGGCCCCCGGCCACTGCTCGGTCGGGGGCCTGCCTGTGCCTACGCCCTGCTGGGCTGGACGACCAGGTGCGGATCGCGCAGCCACACCTGATGGCCGCGGGGTGTCACGGTCAGGCCGAACTGGTCGGCGTCGGGTCGGCCGGCCTCTTCGTACTCCCGCCAGGCCCGCTCGATCTCCTCCCACAGGAAGCCGGGCCCGTACTGCAGCACCTCCTCGCCGGTGGCGGCCATGACTCCCGCCCCGTCCACGCTGCTCACCCAGACCCGGGCACCGTCGGCGGTCTCGTGGCCGGAGACCCGGACACCGGGCATCCTCGCCCCGGCGTACAGAGCGAACCCGAGGTCGAGAATCCGCGCGGGGTCCAGGCCTGCGGCCCGGGCCCGACCGCTGCCCGTGATCTCGTGGTGGACCGGGCGGTGCGAGCGCATCGGCATGTACATCGCCGAGCCGCAGAACGGGCCGACTGCGGTCCCGTCGCCCTGGACGTGGAGTTGGACCAGCGCACCGGACCAGAAGTCGCGGGCGAGCGGGGCCACGATGACCCCGCCGGGCCGGACCTGCCCGACGAGCGCGTACGGGATGTATCGCAGCGCGCACGTGGCGATGACGCGGTCGACCAAGCCCATGCCGGGGATCGCCTCCGCACCGTCGCCGACGTGGAGGTGCGGCCGGTATCCGGATCCGGCGATGGCATCGGCGGCCTGCTGCGCCAGCACGGGGTCCACCTCGACGCTGTAGACCTGCTCGTCGCCGAGCCGCTCGCTGAGCAGCGCGGCAACGTACCCGGTCCCGGTGCCGATCTCGAGGACCCGGTGACCGTCCTCGACTCCGAGGAGCCCGAGCATCCGGGCCACCATCGACGGCTGCGAGTTCGACGACGTCGCGATGCCGGGTCCGCCCACGGCCCCGTCGTCGAGCTGGGTGACTACCGGCTCGTCGCTGTTCACCAAGGCCAGCCAGTCGTCTGTCCCTACCACCGGCTCGCACCGGTCGGGGAGCTGACGCCAGATGTCCGCCGGCACGAACTGACTGCGGGGAACGGCCTCCCAGACCTGCCGCCAGCGGGCATCGAGCAGCCTGCGATCGGCGAGGTCCTGGACGAGGGCCGGGTACGTGCCGGTCTCCTGCGCCGTGCTCACTGGGCGCGCTTCTGCGGGCGGCTGCCGTCGGGGGACGGGGCAGGTGCCGGGTCCGGCTTCCACGGCGTGTCGGACGGCTGCCCGCCGTGCTTGCCGTCGTCGGCCTGCTGGGGCGTCTGGGGATTCGTCATCGGTCTGCCCTTCGTCCAGGACCGCCGGGTGCGGCGGCCAGGTGGTCCGCAGGGGCGACGCGCTGTCGGGCCTCACGCCACTTCCGGCCGAGCTTGGAGGCGGTGGCGCACGCCGTGCCTGCTCGGCATCCGGCGCAGGTCCTGGTGTGGCGCAGCCACTTCCTGTACGCCGCGTCGCCCGGTGCGGTCTGTAAGGTCTCGGCGCTCATGGGTGCTCGCCCCCTACGGGATGGGTTGCGGCACCGGTCGATCCTGGCGGGGGGACCGGTGCCGCTGGTTACTGGGATCACGCTAGGTGCCCGCGCGATCACACCCCAGGGGCGAACCCCACCACTCTAAGCGGCCGCACCCCACCGAGGTAGGGCGCTACGTCCTACCTCACAGGGCCGGGTCAACGCCGAGCCGCGACGCGAGGCCGCGAAGCGAGGAGTTCCGCCGGCGCTCGGCCTCGAGCATCTCCCGCACCGTCGCCGCCGCCCCGGCCTGGAACCGGATCCACTCCGGCTGATCGGTCTCCACCTCCAGGAGCAGCGTCAGCGCACCCTCGTTGTCGCCGGTCTGGTAACGGGCCTGCGCCACGTCCACCCGGTACGACGCCGAGTGCACCGGACGGCTGATGTTGCCGAGGTGGACATCGGCGGCGGCGTCCAGCGCAACGTTCGGCATGCCGTCGGTGCCAGCCAGGGCTGCATTCACCTTCTGCGTCAGCACGTCGGTCACGCTGAACGCGGTCCCGTACGCGCGGACCGGGCCGGACTGCACGGCAGCACCCTCGGCCAACCCGAGCAGGTAGAGCGCCTCCTCGTGCTGGTCGGCACGTGCGTACGGCGTCGCCGCTGCGATCAAGAGATTTCCGTAGACGGCGAGCTGGTCCGCTGTCGCACCGCGCCGCCGCGGCTCGAGCTGGTCTGCCTTCCGTTCCGCGATGTCCCGCGCCTGCTCCCACCGGCCCTGACGCAAAAGGACCCAGGACAGCGTCGATACGCCCATGCCCTCAAGCAGCGGATCGGACGCCCGCGCGGCGGCAGACAGTTGCTTCTCCACCGCGGTGTACGCCCAGTCGGGATGACCGGCCTGGGTAGAGAGGGACGCGGCCAGCTGGTAGGCGAGGGCGAGACTCCGCCACACGCTCTCGGTGTCGTGCTGGCGCGCGGTGGCGCGGCCGTCCCGGAGCAGGCCCGGCAGTACGCCAGCGAGCTCGGAGTAGCCACCGGTCCAGTACGTGTCGGTGGCGGCCGTCACCTGCCGCGCCCACTCGGCAGGGCTCGGCGGGTCCTCGAGGTCCTCGTCGCCCAGAATGCCGGGCAGTGACCCGGGATCCTGGATCGCGTCGCGCATGGCCAGGAGGCCGCCGTCAGGGGGAAGTTCGCTGGTCACGGTGGGCTGTCCTACGAGGCGCTCGAGCTGGACGTCCAGCGCCCGCGCGATACTGCGCAGAGTGTTGATCCGCGCGGCCTGCCGTCGGTTCTGCTCAAGCTTCCGGATGGTGTCGATGGACACTCCGGACCGGTCGGCCAGCGTTTCCTGGGTGATGTCGCGGAACTCTCGCAACGCGCGGATGCGGTCGCCAATGGACGTATTCATGTGGACCCCCGCCAGAAGGTTGAATCCACGGTACTCCGAAACGCAGAAATGCCCCCCACCGCCGAAGCGGTGGGGGCGTTCTCACGGGCGGCGGCGGGTGGGGTCCAGGGCGAGGGCGAGCGGGCTGGGTGTGCTGGCGGGTTCCTCCGGCTGCGACGGTGTGGTCCGCCGGCAGACGAGGGCGTCCGGGTCGGTGGGCGGCGGCTGCAGGGTGTACCCGTCCGGGCAGGTCTGACCATCGGCACCATCGCGCCCGTCAACGCCGTCCTTCCCGTCCTTGCCGACCCCGTCCTTCCCGGCGGGCCCTGGCGGGCCAGCAGGCCCCGCGGGGCCCGTCGGGCCGGGGACCACCGAGTCGGCCCCGGCCTGACCGGCCGCGCCGGACGGGCCGGGGATCGGCGTCGCCGCTGCCCCGTCGCGTCCGTCTTCCCCAACTCCGGCCTTTCCCGGAGGACCGGACGAGCCCGGCGGACCGGGTGGGCCGGACGGGCCGACGAGGCTCTCGCCCGGCTCGCCGCGCGTCCCCGGCGGCCCGGCGACGGGGGACGCCCCGAGGCGCTCGACCTGCTGCGCCAGCTGGTCCCGGGCGAGGTTCGCCGCTCGGAGGTCGGAGGCGAGGTCCTGCACCGTGAGGATCGCCGCCCCGGCGAGCAGCGCGCCCAGGAGCGTGAGCAGGTTGCCGAGCCAGGGCCGGGCGTGCTCGCGTCGGTGCGTCATGCTCCGGCCCCCTTCACGGTCATGGCGAGGTACGGGAGCAGCGCGACCACGACGGTGATGACGACGCCGATCATCCACCGGCGGGTCGCGATGAGCTTGTCGGTGTCCTTCTCCCGTTGCGTCTCCAGCGCGGTCACGCGGGAGGCGATCTGCTCTTTCTCGATCGTGTAGACGTCGCGCGGGACGACGGCGTCGAGCCGCGCGTTCAGGTTCCCCAGGTCCTCGCGTACGTCGTCGCGCAGGGACTGGATGAGCCGCCCGAGCTCGCCGTTCGACGGCTCATCAGCCATGGGTGGTGCTCCGTTCTCAGATGCTCGCCGGGTCCTTGGCGGCGGGCAGCGTGGACGCGGTGCCCTTGCGGCCGAGCCGCCCGGCCACCCACGACTTAGCCGACGCGGCGAGCAGCGCGACCGGGGCCGCCCACCACACCGGCACATCAGCCAGCTCGACGACGGCCAGGCCGAGCGCGGCCTCCGCCCCCGTCCACGCGGACCGCTCGACGAGGTCCAGCAACAGTCTCTGCATGATCAATCTCCTAGGGGTTGGTGAAGCGAGTTGGTGGGGTCAGACGTTGGGGACCTTGAGCCGGTCCCACGAGCCCTTGCCGGGGATGCCGTCGGCGGCCGCGCCGGAGTAGCCGCACTTGCGCTGCCAGGCGGCGTACGACTTCCGGTCCGCCTCCGACCACCTCGGGCCCGGGCCGACCGCGTACCGGCCGCAGCCCTCGGCGGCCAGGCGGCGGCCCATCGCGGTGACGACCGGGCTGTTGCGGCCGGCCTTGAAGAACGCCGCCCCGGGGAACGGCTCGTACCGCGGCTTCGCCGGCGGCTCGGCCGGGCCGTCGGCGGAGCTCCCGAGCCGCTTGCCGATCCGCGTGCGCATCGAGTTCATGGTGAATCCGCGCGGATCGACCTTGCCCGGCTGCCACTCCAGGTGGCCGAGCACGGACCGGGGCCCCCAGCCGTGCGCCCGGCAGACGGCGGCGGCCGCGCGCTCGATCGCGAGCAGCTGCTCGGCCGGCCACGGGTCCTCACCGTCGCCGAGGTTCACCGCTTCGAACCCGTAGAAGTGGCGGTTCCCGTCGGTGTTGGCCTCGTTGTCCGGCGGGAGCTCCCTCTCGGCGATGACGGCCTGGAGGACGTCGTCGTCGCCGGACCCGGCGTGGTTCGCGCGCCCGTGGCCGACGAGGTACACGGTGCCGTCCTTGGCGATGACGCCGTGGCAGAGCGGCCCGGGCAGGGCGGAGTGGCCGTTGTAGCAGAGCTCCACGGAAGAGGCGGTTCCCGACGTCACGGTGTGGTGGATCATCACGCCGTGCATCGGGCCCACCGGACCCTTGTGGTTGCGGCTGTTGGTGCGCCAGCTCCGGTGTTCGACGACGTGGAGGCCCTCGTCGCGGAGGGCTTTCAGAAGTTTGTCGGCGGAGAGGAATGTGGCCATGTAGGCCCTCCAGACATGACGACGCCCCGGCCGTTGCGGCTCGGGGCGGGGGTGAACGGGTGGATCAGACGGCTTCGTAGACCGTGAGGAGCACCGACGAGTAGACGTTGAGGTTCATGCCGGTGGCGAGGGTGACGACGAGCTTCGCGGTGTGGTTGCCCGCCGCAGGGATGACCTCGCGGTACGTCTGCGGGGTGGACCCGCGGTCGCCCGTTGTACCCGGCCCCTGCTGGTAGACGGCGAACTCCCCGACGCCGGCCCCGTCGATGAAGAGGCGTCCGGAGGACAGGCCGCCGATCGTGGTTGTCGGGTCGAAGTCGCACACGATCGTGGCGGTGATCACCGCGCCTGCGGTCTGGGTGGTGAAAGGGATGCTGATGCCGGGCGCGTCCGCGTTGGTCAGCGGCCCGGTAAGCGCGGCGGTCTGGGTGCCAGCCCGGTAGGTCTTGGGCTGCAAGCGGTTGAGCTGGTCGGCGGTCACCCGCTGTCCGGCGAGGATCGGCATGATGCCCCCTTTCAGAGTGCGGCGCGCATCGGGTGGGTGAGGGACAGGTCGGTCCCGGCCGTCTGGTCCTTGACGATGCCGTTGATGGACCGGGTGACGTGGAAGGGCACCGGCCCGGACACCTCGAACTGATCGGTGGCGACGATCACGGGCAGCGCGTTCGTGTTGTTGACCTGCAAGTTCATCCGGACGCCGGTTTGCCCGGCCGTCGTGATGCTGCCGTCCGTGGCGGTCGCCTGCCACGTTCCCGGCTCCGCTGTCCCGTCGCGCCAGCCGCGGGCCTGGAGGCTCGTGCCGGTGGTCTGAAGACGGATCCAGTAGGTGTCCCCGGCCGCGTACGTTCCGGCAAGGAGCGAGCTGATCGACAGGGTCGTGTACGTGCCTCCAACGACCTTGCGGATCCGGACGTCGATCGTGGCGTCCGCGTGGCAGTGGAGAACAGCGTGGTAGTACGTTCCGCTGTCCTGGTACCGGGACATGACGGCCATGTCGATGGAGTCGGTGGCAGCCACCACCGGCACCGTCATCGCCGCACGGATGTCGGTGTCGGCCAGCGTCGGGCCGGTGATGATCCGGCGCGAGGAGTCCACCGACGTGAGCGCGATCAGGCCCCGCCCGCCGTCGACCGTGTACTCCGTGGCGGATCCGCCGGAGCGGGTCCAGGCGTGCCCGGAGGAGCTGGTGCCCCACCCCGAACCGACTGCGGTGACACGCACGTTGTCCCATGTGGCGACGACCGGCAGCGCGTTCGTGTTCCCGCCGGACAGGATGGTGCGGGTCCCGACCGGCCCGGCCGCCGGGATCGACGTGGTGTATGCCTGCACATCCCAGCCGGTCGGCTCGGCGGTGGCGGTGGCCCACAGTTTGGCCTGCAGCACGCTGCCGACCAGGCGGGCGCGCACCGTCCACGTCTGCCCACCCGAGTAGGCCCCCTTGGAGACTGCTGCGGCGATCGTGGTGGACACGCCCGCGACCCGGGAGACGAGGAGCACGCTGATCGTTCCGGCGGTCGCCCTCACGACCTCGACGTAGTAGTAGTCCGCGGTGCTGGCCGCGCGCAGGCGCAGGCCCGTGGAGATCGAGGCGCCCGTCGCCACGACCGGCACGGTGATGTCGGCCTGCATGTCGACGTCGGCCAGGGCCACGGCCGACAGCTGCGTGAACCGGCTGCTGTTGACGACGCCCGCGCTGACGGTGCCGGCGCCGCTGCCGACCGCGTAGTCCGCGCTGGTGCCGCCGGAGTTGGTCCACGCCTGTCCGGTGGTGGCGGTGCCCCAGCCGCCCGTCACCGTGCGGTCGAACGCGTCGGTGACGGTGGGCGGCAGGGCGCCCCGGGTGAACGTGTCGGTAACGGTGGGCGCCGTGGAGGAGCCGATGCTGTGGACCGTCACGACCTCGCCGCCGACGGTGACGTCGAACGGGAACTGGTCGCCCATGTCCGGACCGGTGTGGGTGTCGGTGCGGGCGAGGCGCACGTCGTCGGTGATCCACCACTCGCCGACGGTCCAGGTCGAGCGGCCCTCCACGCCGAGCCGGACACCGACCGCCCCGGCCGGGAGCGTCGCGGACACGCTGAGGTACGTCCACGTGCCGGCCGACACCGACGGCGCCGCCCCGTAGATGAACGACTCGACACCGCCCGCGTCTCTCCAGACGATGGCGACCCTCATGTTGTTGGCGGCCGCGCCGCCGGAGCGCACCCAGGCGCCGCCCGCCCACGTCTGCCCGGTGGCGGCGGGCTGCACGGCCGACGGGTCCCAGAGGTTGAGCGTGCCGGTGTCGGTGGGGTGCACGCGGGTGACCCGCAGAGCGCCCGTCCCGGAGTGGACGATGCCGGTCTCGTGGGAGACGACGCCGATGCTGGCCCCCCGGGTGCATGCCCACGCCCCGGTCCCGGACTCGAACCCGGGGTCCGCGAGGACGTTCGGTGCGGCCGTGACCCAGGACGGGCCTGCCGTCACCGTTACGGGGAGCACGGTGTCCGCAGCCGCCACCGCCCCGGCCAGCTCCGATCCGTCCGTGTCCGCCCGGCCCAGCACCGGGTCCTCCACCACACCCACCGTCCACGGTCGGGCGGGGACGCAGTTCATCTCGAGCGTCCACTGGAACTGGTCGAGGACCTCGGTGTAGCCGAGCACGTGCTGATCGATCGTGTCCGGCGGCAGCCACCGCGGCGGGTTTCGGACCTGGACCCGGTCGCCGATGTCCATCGCGAGGACGTCGTCGACCAGGTGGGGTGCGGCGTGGAGCCACACGCTGATCGTCGGGTATCGGGCCTCGTCCCAGGTGCCGAGGTGGGTGCGCCACTGGGCGATCGGCTCGGGCTGGTTGTCGTCGTACAGCGACAGGGTCAGCGCCTCGTCGTACGGGCCGACACCGTCGGGCGGCGGCTGCACGGACAGCGGCCCGGTCGCCACCACCGAGCGAGCCGATGTCCCGCCGTCGCGGGTGACCGTGACGTCGTTGCGGAGCCGCTGGTCGTCCTCCACGGGATCCAGCGGTGGCGGGACCTCCCCGGGCGCGGTGTAGTCGAGGGCCAGGGCGACGGGCTGGTTGTAGAGCGTCCGACGGTCCCGGTACACCAGCCCGGTGCGGTCGCGCCGCTCGTAGAGGATCCCGCCGTCCGCGTTCTGGATTTCCTCCAGCAGGCTCAGGAGGGTGTCCGGGCGCTGGGGGCCGAGCCGGGTGGACCGGTCCGGGTAGTCCGAGCCGCGGCCGACCAGGTCGACGGTGGCGGCCTCCTCGGCCCCGAGCCGGGCTATGCGGGCCAGGCTGCTTTCGCCGAGGAAACCGTCGTCGGCTCCCTCGAAGATCGTGGTGGTGGGCGGCGCGTCGAGAACACCGGTGCCGGGCGTGGTGAAGATGGCCATGTGCCCGAGGGACATGCCTTCCATGGTCGAGTCCCAGGCGCCGGACACGCTCGCGATGCGCCCCTGCCCGGTGGTGGGGGCGGTGCCCAGGTAGTACCGCTGCCCGGTGGTGACGTCCCGCCAGGTCGCGGTGATGAGGCTGGCTCCGCCGCCGTAGTTGCCGCTGTAGATCGACAAGCGGTTCCATTTCCCGGCGAAGGTGGCCAGCGCCCCGGTCGTGCTGAGGGAGAACGCCCCGATGACCGTGCCGTCCCCGCTCAGCGTCTCGAGGCGGATGGCAGAGGAGGACGCGTAGAGAACCACCGATCGCATCGTGGCCCCGGCGATCGTGAGGCGCAGGACCTCCGTCTGCACGGGTGGCAACGTGGGCAGGTTGTACACCCATTCGATCTGCCAGCCGGTGACGGCGGCCGCCGGGACGCGCGCGAGCAGCGTCGTGCCGGCCTTCACGGTGGGGAGCGGAGCCGATCCGCCGAGGGTGTCCTCGGCCGCCCAGTTTGCGCCGGTCAGGGCTAGGGGCTGGGCACCGGGCACCGGACTGTATGCCTGTGTGCCCGCGGTGGCGGACTCCTCCATCGGCCAGTACGCCAGCAGCGACGGAGCCGACGGGATACGCCTGCGGAGAGTCGATGCCAGGGCCTTCTGCCCTTGGCCCAGACGTCGGGTCGTGCCTGCTGCCTCGACCGGCACGTAGACGTCCTCGCCGGAGACGTCCCATCGGGCCGGCCACGAGCTGATCTCACCGTGGAACCGGTACGCGCGGTCGCCGATCGCCGCAGCGGGGCCGAGAGTCCAGGCGCGGCCGGCGCTGTCGCTCCACCCGGTCGTCCCGGCGGGCAGGGCCCGAACGTCGAGGTCGGCGACCAGGGGGCCGTTGATGCCTGACCGGACCTCGGCCCGGTGCACGATGCCGCGCATGGGCGGCACTCCGGCGACAGCCTGCGGGGCGATCTCCAGCGGCGCGGTCCCCGCATAGATGCTCGTGGGCGGGGTGCTGGTGATCGGGTCCCCCACCTGGATCCACGGTCCGGAGATCGTGGCCCCCCAGTAGAACTGGATGGTGAACCCGGTCCCGTTGTTCACGTCCATCGTGGCCCGGAGTGCCGCCCGCCGGGGGAGCTCCGGCAGGGACCGCTGAGCAAACACGCTGGCAGTCCCGGCGGTCGACCAGTTGAAGAAGACGACCCCGGCCTGGACCCGCAGCAGGTAGCCGCGCTGGTTGGCCGCACTGTCCCATTTGCCGATGAGGGCCTGGCCCTGCGCGGCGGTCCAGTCGCACGTCGCCTCGATCCGCAGATCGAGGTCCCCGGTGATGTCGAGGGCGGCGGCGTCCGGGGTGCGGGCATAGGACGCGGTCGTGCCGTCCAACTGCAGGTACGACTCCGGCCCCGGCACGGACACCCGCACCGGGGTGTTGCGCCCGATGAGCCCGTAGTACGGGCTCATCGGGTTGCGCGGGCTGTAGCGGCCATGCCGGTTGTTGAGCTGGAACTCGCACGTGGAGTGCTCGAGGGACGACGCCTCATCGCCTGCCCCGCGGGTGATGGCCATCGGCGTGCTGACCCGGACGTCCGTGCTGACGTCCGTCCACATCCCTCCGATCTGCAGCTCGGTACGGATGTCCAGGGGAAACGCCATCAGGAGGTCCTCGTCTTTCCGTAGCCGAAGGTCTTCTGCACGTCACCGGTGCCGTCCTTGCGGACAATGCCGCGGATCAGCGCCTTGAACTCGGGAGCTCCGGCGAGCTCGATGATGAGGTGGTCCGTTGCTCCCACATCCGTGCCGCTGGCGCGGGGCTGCTGCATCTTCTTGATGCCGGGGACGTCGACCAGGTGGCGCATCGTCCGGTCCAGCGAGCCGCGGGCGCCCTCGGCCCCGACCTCCACGCCGGTCGGCACGTGCCGGCCGACCTCGCGCGCCATCACCCGCGACGGGGAGTTGATGCCGAGCGCCTTCTTGATCGCCTTGGTCATGCCCTTGGCGATGGTGACCATCTGCTTCTCGATCAGCTTTTGCTGCGAGGCGAGGCCCTTGATCAGGCCTTGTGCGGCCTGAATGCCGGTGCCATACATGGCTGTTCCGGCGGTCGCCCCCGCGGCGGTCGCAGCGTTGCCGAGCGCTTTCTGCTGCGCGTTGAGCTGCTGGACCTGGGCGGACGACGCGTTCGCGAGAGCGGCGGCCGTGGCCGACCCCTGCTCCACTCCGGCCTGCCCGATCTGGGCGATGAGGTCGGCGGCCACCCCCTTCTTGCGGAGCTTGGCGAGGTTGGCGGTGAACTGCAGGGCCTGGGTGACCTTCGCGGTGAGACCGGCGATCAGGGAGGTGGCGGTGACGGGGACGTCCTGGACGAGCTGGGTGATGTTCGCGCTGTCCATGACGCCCTTGCGGACGTCCGCCATCAGCTTGTCGCGGGCCTTGACCTGCGCGGCCAGCCTCTTGCGGGCGTCCTGCAGCCGGGACGCGACGTTCGCGTCCCGCTTGGCCAGGGCCACCAGCGCCCGGGACCCGTCGCCGATCCTGCCCAGGGCCTTGGAGCGCTTCTTGCCCGGGGCGAGGCTGCCGCGGACGATACCGGCGAGCTTCTCGGCGGCGGCCTTCACCTGCTTCGCGGTGCCGAGGAGGCCGACTCCGAGGCCCTTGCCGATCCACTGGCCCTGCGCCTTGGTGACTTTCGACGGCGACGCGATGCCGAGGGCCTTCGCGATCGGCCCGGGCACCGCCGACTTCGCGAAGCTCATCAGCTGGCCCTTGAGCCAGCCGCCCATGGACTGGATGCCCCGCCACAGGCCCTGCACCACGGCGATGCCTTTGGAGTAGAGCAGGTTGTTCAGGCTGGACAGGGCGGCGAGGATCCGGCCGGGCATGCCCCGCACGTACGCGATCAGCGCGGTGACCTTGGAGACGGTGCCGGACTTGATGCGGTCCCAGTGGTTCAGGAAGAACTTGACGATGAACCAGCCGGTGACGAACGACAGGATCGTCATCAGCGTGCTCTTGATCTTCGACCAGACCCACGTCCAGGCGGCCGCGGTCCACTTCTTGATCTTGTCCCAGTTCGCGATGATCAGGACGGCGAGGCCGATCACTGCGGCGATGACCCAGCCGATCGGACCCATCGCAATCAGCCACTGAGCGGCCATGATGACGGCCCACGCGATGGCGCGGGCGGCCATGAGGGCGAACTGCACGGTGGCGGTGACCGCAGCCCGTACGACGGCGGCGATCCACGTGCCGATCGACAGGAGGGCGCTGCCCATCCACGCGGCGGCGGTCCGGGCCGCCGATACGACGGCTGCGGCACCGAGCCGGATGTAGGCCATAAGACCGACGGCCATCATCCGCGTCCAGGCGGTGACGGCCAGGTAGCTGGACGACGCCATGAGCCGGTTGGCGACGGCGACGCCGGCGGCCCCCACCTTGTAGCCGATCATCCCGACCTTGACGGCGACCAGGACGGCGGCCAGCACCTTCAGCACCGGCGCGGGCGTGCTGTTGATGATGTTGGCCAGGTACAGGGCCAGCGTCGCGGTGGCCCCGAGCACCGGGGAGAGCGCCACCAGGAGCTTGAGGAGCGCTCCTGCGACCGCACCGAGGGTTTCACGGCCCTGTTCTGCGAGCGCCAGGAAGTCGGCCAGGCCGTCGCTGCCCTTGAGGCCGCTGCCCCACGCGGCGAACGCACCGGTCATCGAGACGAGGCCGCCGGTCATCCCGTCGGAGGCGGGGAGGAACGCCTGCAGCAGCCCGGCGACCCCGATCGCGAGGTTCTTGATGACGGTGAGGAAGTCGCGCAGCGCGGGGCCGGCGGCCTTCGACATGTCGTCGGCCCAGTCCTTGAACCGGGCCGACTTCACGCCCTTGGCGATGTCGTCGAAGAACCCCGAGAGAGCGCCGGCGGCCGCCTTCACGAACGGGGTGAGCATCGGCAGCAGGCGCCGCAGCAGCTCAATGCCCTTGGTGTAGACGGGCATGGTCGTGCTGGCCATGCTGTCGGACCACTTCTGGTGGTCCTTCTGCAGCCCGATGTACGCCTTCGCGGTCGCCCGGGTCGCCGGGGGCAGGTCAGCAAGGGCGGCGTTGTAGGCCTTCTGCGCCTCGGCGGCCTTCTCCCCGCCCTCCGCAGCCGCCTCCTGGGCGGCCGCAGCGAGCTCGGCGACGTTCTTGACCGCCTCCATCTGCGGTCCGGCCGCCGCCTGGAACGCCTTGTAGGCGAGGCCGGCCGCGACGGCCGCCGCGGCAATGCCCAGCACGCCCGTCGCGACGGCCGCCGCCACGGGGACACCGACGCCGAGGCCTGCGGCGGCCTTGGCGACACCCAGGAGCATCTTCTTGGCGCGGTCGGCACCGGCACGAAGCTGGTCGGTGTCGATGCCGAGACGCACCGTCATGGACGCGAGAGTCGCCACGGGGACCGGCCCCCTCTCGCTGCTCAGATGTTCAGTTGTCGGCGCGCACCCGGCCGCCCAGCGCGACGTTCGCCTGCATGGCCTTGGCGAAGAGCTCTTCGGGGGTGAGGGTGCGCTTGCCCTCCCAGGAGGGCAGGAAATCGTTCGGGGTGAGCATGCGGCCCTTGGCCCGCTGGGAGTTGGCGATCACGGCGGCGAGGATCGCCATCTGAACGTCGCCGCGGTGACCGCCGAGCGGCCCCGTCAGCTGCTCTACTGCTTGCCACTCCGAGAGCTCGCGCGAGCTGACCCGCCCGAGGAGCTCGGCGACGGTGTACCCGAGGTGTCCGGCGAGCCGGAAGTAGAAGAGCCGCTCGGGGCGGCGTCGGAGTTTCCCGTCAGCTCCTCCACATCCTCCTGGGTGAGGCCGGAGAGGCGGTTGGCGACGTCGACAACGCGCTGCAGGGCCTCGGCGTTCTTGTCGGACAGGCGCTTGATCTCGCCGACGGACCGGAACATCTTGTTGCCGGCCTGGTCGACGAGGCAGGCCGCGGCGATCCTGGCCCGGTAGTACTCCAGGCCTTGTCCTTGGGCAGCTGCTTCATGTCGTTGCCGACGAACCCGGCCTCGAACCGGTCGCGTTCGGTGCCGGACATGCCCTTCACGCGGACGGTGCCGCCCCACTCGGGCACGGCGACGTCCTCGATGGCGAGGTCGTCGGCGTCGAGGATCTGCTCTGCGGACAGGTAGTTGGTCATGTTCAGATTCCCGGGTTCAGTACGGGCTTCCCCGACACCTTGAAGGTGAGGGACGCGGCCAGCTTGTCGTCGTGGGGGGCTTCGGGCTCGAAGCCCTTGAGGATCGCCTTGAACGCCCAGTCGCCCAGCGTTCCGGGCCAGACCACCTTGTAGCTGCGGGGGTTGGGGTCGTCCAGGTCGGCGACCAGGGTGTCGTGCACGCGCGGGTCGTAGTTGATGTCGATGGACACCTCCCCGCCGTCCTTCAGACCGCCGATGTGCTCACGCCACTGGTCGGGCGACCCGTGGGTGGTGACGTCGATCGTTTCCCGCTCGAGGGCGGGGGGCGTGATGTCGGTGACGTTCGCGATGGCCGTGAAGACCTCCGGCCCCGCCCCGTTCCCGCGCTGCAGCTGTGTGCCGAAGGCATCCAGACCAGCCATGGGCTTCTCTCCTATTCCTTGGTCAGCCAGACCCGGTAGGCAACGTTGATGTGCCTGATGTCGGGGTCGGGGTCACGTACGTGCTGGTGTTGCTGATGGGCGACGGACACGTCCCGGAACCCGGCGACGGTCAGCGGCTGCCGGTCCAGGACGGCGTCCAGGGCGGCGAGGATCGCGGCGGCCTCCTTGATGCCGCGGTACTTCGACCAGATGTGCAGGACGAGGTTCACGGTCAGGCCCCGCTGGTTGTGAGCGTCGTCCACCACCTCCGTCGCCGAGCCGAAGCTGACGTAGGGGTGGGCGACGGTCTCGGGGACCTCGTCGAACAGCCCCTTCACCAGGGCCATGAACGCCGTGTCGGCGGTGAGCTTGGCGTACACGGCTTCCTGCAGGGGCCACTGGGACGTCGTCACGGTCCGGCCGCCCCGCCCATGTGCCGGCGGAACGCGGCCCGGTAGGTGCGGGGCACTGCGGCCCGGTGCTCCTCGAACGCGGGGACGAGGTAGGGCTGATCGGGCATGCTGCTGGTGCCCTTCTCCACGTAGTACGCGTACTCGAGCTCCTCCGGATCCCAGACCCCGACCTCAGCCCGCCCGTACTGCTCGGTGACCTTCTGGTCCAGGGCCTCCCACAGGTCGCCCTTGTCCTGCGGGACGCGGTCCTCGGCGGTATCTAGGACGCGGTCGGCCCAGTCGTTGAGGGTGTCCTTGCGGGCCTCGCGGGCGGCCTCGGGGATGCGGCCGATCGCGGCCAGGGCGCCCGCCAGGCCGTCCACCCGGTTGCGTCGGGCCATGACCACCACCTCCTAGGGCAGTTGCAGGACGGCGACGGTGACGCTGGTGACGCCGCTGTAGGTGAGCGCGGCCCGGCCGGTAACCGGGTCGCGGTAGACGGGTCGCAGCGGCACGAACGCGGAAGCGCCGGCCGCGATCGAACGCGCGGTGTCCGCGATGGCCAGGCCGTCGGAGGTGCCCGGGGTGACGATCGTCAGCGTGACTGGGGCCCCGCCGCCGTTGATGACGTGCAGGAGCAGGTTCGTGCCGATCGGCGCGGTGTCGCCGCCCACGGCCGCGGCCGCGTACGCGGGGCTGAAACCGGCGGTGGGTACGGGCTGAGCAGTGAGTGCGGCCATGGGCGGCACCCTCCTTAGGTGGTGAGGGGCTGGTCGGTGGTGCAGTCCGCCCGGAGATAGGTGCCGTCCACGGACGGCTCGAAGGTGGCGAACACCTTGTGCACCGCCCCGCCGGGCTCCCGCAGTTCGTCGCCGCGCCGTACGTCCGCGCGCGGGCTGAAGTACCACGTGAAGTCCAGGCGGGCCTGCGCCTGGTGGGCGGCCTGGCGCTCGCGGGCGGTGGGCTGGGAGCGGCGGCCGCGCGGCGTGGACACGTGGGCCCACACCTCGCTGCGGCCGCCCCCGCCGTCCTCCACGGTGGTGGCCCGCCACACCTGAACGGGCCGGTTCAGGCGGCGGCCGATGCGGCTCACCGCGACCTCACCAGCTCGGCCCCGCCGCCGAAGCGGGCGGCCAGGCGCTCGCGCAGGTAGTCGGGGAGCTCCATCTCGGAGATCAGCCCGTCGTCCCCGTAGGTGACCGCGTAGTCGCCGATCCGCTCCGAGCGGATGTCGGCCGCGGCGATGCCGGTGCCGTCGTCCTCGGACCGGTGGGACAGGAGCGCCGCGGCGGCGATCCGGCACACCAGGTCGACGATGTCCGCGGGCACGTCCGGCAGGCCGTGCGTGTAGGTGATGGTGGCCTCGCTGGGGCCGCTGGTCCCGGCCCAGCCGGCGGCCCGCCACAGGCGACCGCCCGTCAGCCGCCAGTCGGTGACCGCCGCCCCGTCGAGCAGCACGCTGGCGACGGCGGTGACGGGCGGCCCGGGCAGCCGCAGGCGGGTATCCGCCTCGCCCTCCAGGGTGACGGTGGACGTCGTCTGGGAGATCGGGCACCCGGCTGCCTCCCGGACCGCAGACGAGGCGACCTCGAGGAACGTGCCGACGACGACCGTTTCGGATGGGTCGACGGTCAGGCCGCGGGCGGTGAGGTCGGCCACCGTCGCGAGGGGTTGCAGTGCCACGGTGGCCTCCCTCTCACTTCACCAGGTCGATCAGGTCGTCCTTGGTGAACGTCGCGGCGTCGTCGGCGGACAGGTGTCCCTGCCGGACCGCGTAGGCGATCCACTCGGACTTGGGTGCGTCCTCGGACGGCTTGCCCGTTCCCTTGGGCTGCGGCGGCTCGCCCGGGCGGGCGGCCTCCGGCTCCTCGGGCAGGTCCTGCAGGGCCGCCTTGGTGAGCTCCTCGGCTTCCTCCACCGTGTAGCCGTGGGCGCCGACCGCCCAGGCCACCCACTCGGCCTTCGGGGCCCGGTCGGACGGGCGCGGCGTGCGCCCGGCCGTCAGCGCACTGCCCCGGCCCGGGTCCACGTCACCGGTGTAGGGGGCGCCGTCGTAGGAGACAGGGAACGTCCCGCCGTACGGAGACCCGTCCTTGTTGACGCGGCGCAGGGTGCCGGTCGCCAGCCGGTCGGCGATCGCCTCCGGCAGGGGCAGGTCCATGCCGATGACCTGCCCGCCCTCCCCGCGCACGTAGATGCCGGGCTCGGGTCGCTTCCTCTGTTCGTCCTCGGCCATCTCAGGTGTTCCTCGGGATCTTGAAGGCGCTGATGCTGCCTGCGACGAACCCGGTGGCGATGTCCACCAGGAGGGACCCGTCGGCCTGGAGGAACCGACCGGACTCGAACGGTCCGATCCACCGGGTGGCACCGTTGCCGACGGCGACGACGAGATCGCCCATTGAGGCCGCGATGGCCGGGGGGTTCTGGCCGGCCTTGATGGTGACGTTGCCGCCGGTCGCTCCGGCGACCAGGCGCAGGACGGTGAGTTCGGGCACCGCCTTCGCGATGGTGTGGCCGTTGCCGACACCGGCGTTCGTCGCGGTGCCGGCCGGATCGGCGACGTCGGTGTTCGGCAGGAGACTGCTGTACGGGACTGCTGTGCGTGCCATGTGCGGGACCTCCTATCAGGGGGTGGCGTCGATGTACGCCACGGCGATGCCCTCGGGGCGGATGAGCTTCGCGCCGTACAGCGCGAGGCCCTTCACGGCGTCCGAGAACGACGACTCGGGCCGGTAGGCCTCGGTCTTGTTGATCTGCTCGGCGAACGTGAGCGCCCCGTTCACTCCGGCCTGAACGACGTGGACGCCCGCGGTCGGCTCGGGAGCGTTGTTCGACTCGTAGATGCGGAACCCGGCGGCCTCGCCGACGGCACCGTTGCGCAGGGCCTCGGTCTGGCCGCTCTTGGAGTAGTCGGTGAACCGGTCGTCCAGGAGGAGGCTGGCGTAGCCCTCCGGGGGGACGATGCAGTACCGGTTCGCGGTGGGGGCGTTGGACCGCTTGAGCTTGGTCCGCAGCGGCACCAGGACCTTGCTGTAGAAGTCCCCGGGCGTGGAGTGCACGTTGATCGGGGCACCGGTGGAGCCGAGCACGTTCGCGGGGACGGCCCCGGTGTAGAACCCGGCAACGTACCGCTCGGCGACGTCGGCCAGGGCGTAGGCGGCCTCGTTCATGGCCTGCGGCATGACGTTGCCCTTGGCCTGCCGCTTGTCGACGTCGTCGACCTTGAACGCCCAGTACTTGGACTGGTCGACGACCAGCGTGCGCTGCGCGTCGGTCAGCTCCTCCGGCACGATGACCGTGGAGTTCGGCACGTAGGTACCGACGGTGGGCCGGGAGATCGACGTGATGCGGACGGTGTCGCCCGCCTCGGCGATCTCGCCCTCGTAGTCGCGGTTGACGACGGTGGGACCCGCGTAGACGAGCTCGTTGCGCCAGGCGACGAGCAGGCGCGCGGCCCAGATCTCGGGCCGGAATCGGGTGATGGCCATGGTGGGTGGATCTCCTGTCAGCTGGAGCCGAGGAGGTCGTCCAGGCGCCCGTCATCCTGGGCCTTGACGATCTGTTCGGCGGTCATCTTCTTGAGGTCGCTCTCGGTGAGCTGCTTCGGTCGGCTCGCCTTGCGCGCTGCTCCGCCGTCGCCCGTGCCCTGGAACCTGCGTGCCGGTGCGGCTGCCAGGTAGGGCTTGTCCTTGACGAGCGTCTCGATCGCTTCGGCGATCTCGTCGCTGTCGATGTTGCCGTCGTCGTCGACCTCGAACTGTTCGAGGTCGAGGAACTTGTACGCGTCGCCCGGGTCGGCGAGGACGCCCTTTGCGGCCGCCTTCACCTCCGAGCGCACGATGCGTGCGTTCGCCTTGGACAGGGCGGCCTGTTCCACCTCGCGGCGGGCCTGGTCGGCCTCGTCCCCGGCGCTCTTGTCGGCGATCTGCTTCTCGAGCTGGCGGCGCTTGTCGCGCTCGGTGCGCCACTTCCCCTTCATGGACGCCAGCGCACGCTTGCCCTTGTCGCCGAGGTCGGCGGCCCCCTCGGGGTCCGCGTCCTCCTGGTCGTCGTCCTCCTGGCCGCCGCCGCCACCGCCACCGTCGCCGGTGGCGTCGTCGTCCTGGTCGTCGGCGCCCTGATCGGTGTCATCGTCGGCGCCCTCCTGGTCCTCGTCGCCGTCCGCGTAGAACACGGACGAGAAGGGGCCGGTCTCGTAGGGGTGGGACCAGCCGGGCTCCCCGTTGCGGCGGGCACGGCGGGGCAGGGTGCTGCGGTTCATCAGGGCTCCCGTTGCGGGTGTGTGGCCCGGGCGTTGCGCGCGGGCGCGAGGGGGTGGTCAGACGATGTAGGCGTGGCGGCGCAGCAGCCGGACGGCGTGCTCGCGGTCGCCGTCCGCCATGCGGTAGATCTCTTCGGGCATCAGCCGCGGCGACCTGGCGGTGGCGTACCGGGCCCCGGCGGTCCGCTCGAACTTCTTGGAGCGGCGCCCGGCGATGCCGCGGCGGGTTGTGCCCTCGGTCGTCGTCTGCACGGTGCGCCGGTAGTACGTCGCGGTGGTCATGCCCCGGCGGGCGTTGACGACCTGCTCGATGTCCGCGCCGTCGCCGATCGCCTTCACCGCGGCCGCGCCGAACGCCTTGTGCCGCTGGGCGGCGGTCATCTGCGCGAACACCTGGCGGGCGCTCGTCGTTGGCGGGGTGAAGCTGCGGGTGACCGGAGCCATGGTGCAGTCGCACCGCGGGTGCCGCTGGAACCCGGTGCTCAGGGTGTACTCGCGGCTGGCGAGGACGATGCACCGCGCGCACGCGGGGAGCTCCACCACGCGGACGTAGGAGGTGATGGCAGGGCGGACGATCATCCCGATCAGGTCGGCGGCCCGCCCCGTGTCCGCGATGACCGTACGGACCAGGAGGTCGAGCAGGGCGGCGCCGCTCGCCCACGCGAACGCGACCGACGCGCCGCGGGCCAGGGCGCCGAGCGTCGCCCACAGCGGGTACATCAGCAGGCCCGCCAGCGGCCGGCCGTCCGGGGCGGTCCCGGCGAGGGCCTGCGGGACGAGCTGGTCGGACTCGGCCCGGTCCGGGTCGGTGCCGAGGAGCCGCTGCAGGTAGGGGTCGGTGGAGGCGGCAGCCGCGGACTGCGCCCCGGTGACGATGAGCAGGAGCTCGGGCAGCAGTTGCTGCCACGACCCCTTCATGTTGTCGCGGTCCAGCTGCCGCCAGAGCTTGCCCGCGGCCCGGGCGGTCGCCATCGCGAGCCGGGCCCGCTCCTCCTGGTGGAGGCGGACCGGGGCGGGCGCGCTCACGCGAGGACCTCCTCCTGGTCCTCGGCGGCCGCCGCGCCCGGATCGCCGCCGGCGGGCGGGCGCCGCGCCATCATCTGTGTCACCGCGCCGACCGGGTCCATCTCCATCTCCTTCTCCCGCAGCGCCACGACGTCGGCGACCTCGGTCGGCGTCAGTCCGTAGCGCAGGGCCAGCCACTCGAAGGGGAACCCGATGTCCTTGAGCTTGAGCAGGGCGTCGGCCAACTGCGCGTGCGACCGGGACTCTGCATCGGCCCACAGGACCCGGCCCGCGCGCAGGGCCTTCGCCTTCTCGTCCTCGCCCCGGGCCAGGGCGATGAGCCGCGATCCCTCGCGCAGGCCTTGGCCGGACCACAGGTGCTTCTCCTGGACGCGCTTCACGAGACCGGTCTCGGCGGCCAGCAGCGCGCCTTCGGCGAGGTTCGCCATCTTCCCGATCAGGTAGTGCTGGGGGGTCCTCGTCTGGGCGGCGAGGTGGCCGACTGCCACCTCGATGACCTCGGTGTACATCGCCAGGTTCGCGGCCTGCCACTCGGCGATCCGGGCGTCCTTGCCGGTGATCCACGCGACCCGGTCGACCTGGAACTTGTCCAGGTCGACGGCCTGCGTCCCCACGATCTCGCCAACGCTGTTCAGCTTGGGGATGACCGGCCGCTCGGCGCCGAGGATGACCCGCTGCGGGAACGATGCGTAGTCCGAGGCGGTGAACAGCTGTGCCCACAGCAGGTTGATGGCGTCCTGCATCGCCGTCACCCCGGACACGTCGCTGATGGGTTCCTCCACCAGCATCGGCTTGTTCGGGAGCTCCACCATCGGCACAACGCCCATGGGGTTGGGCTGCGGGTTCGGCTCGTGCAACATCTCCCGCGGTTCCCACGTCTGCCGGCGGCGCTGCTCCCCGGGCGGCAGCCACAGGCTCATCGCCTCGTCCACGTTCGCCATCTGCGGGCTCTTGGAGTGCCGGGACAGCGGCCGGCTGAACTTCCACACCTCGTCTGGCAGATAGAGGGTGGCGAACTCGGCGCTGCCGTCCTGCCAGGTCTTGAGTGCCGCCCGCCGGTTGCGGCGGGACCCGGGCTCGTACGCCACGATGCACTGGGTGGCGTCCTCGAACGTCACGACCGGCGTGTCCGAGTCGCTGGGATCCCCCCACACCAGCAGAAACGACCGGGCCCCGTTGATGGAACCGAGGAACCCCATCTGGCTGTCCGCGTCCAGCCCGTTGACCTGCCAGATGTTCCACAGTTCCTTGTCCGCGGACACCTCTCCTGATGCCTGGAACCCAGTGACCGTTAGCCGCTCCATTGGACTGTCGGCCACGACCTGGACCCAGTTGTCGGAGAAATCCTTGTAACGGTCGCCATGGAACTTCGCGAACTCCGAGGAGGCGAAATTGAGGCGCTGCTTGCCCCGGTAGTAGTCGTTGTTCCGGTCGACCTCCGAGCGCCGGTTGATCAGCTCCGACGAGAGCAGTTCCACCAGCTCGAGGGCCTGTACGTACGTAGCCATGCGGGCCCCCTTATGCGGAGTAGAAGTAGGACTGTTCCTTCACGGCCAGGCCTGCGGCGATGACGTCGCCGAGCGCTTCGTGCGCCAGGATCGAAGGGATCGTGGCGTCGATCTTCTGGGACGGACTGGCCTTGCGCAGGACGTACTTGTCGCTCGGCCGGGCGGCCATCCGGGTGTTCCCGATGTGCGTGTAGGTGATGGGGCATCCGTCGTGCGTGAACGCGGCCCCGTCGCTGTTGCGCTTGAGGACGTCGGTGCGCAGCCGCTCGGCGGCGGAGTACATCTGGATGATGCGGCGGGTGTGCCACCGGATCACCCGCTCCTCCCCGTAGAGATCCACCCACTCGTCGACCTCCGTGTCCCAGTACGGCGGGTCCGCGTAGAGGCGGACGACGTCGTAGCGGCGCATCAGCTGGTCCATCGCCGCACGCACTTCGGCACGCGGGACCTGGCCGCCGTAGTCGGCCGGGTTCCAGATGGTCGGCTCGTCGTCGTCCCCGTACAGCGGGGTGAACTGGTAGCCGTCCATCGTCTCGGCCCTGATCGCCGTCCAGTCGTCAGAGTCGGATCCGTCGAACCCGAGGACGATCCGGGTGTGCGGGCGGACCCGGCGCGATGTGGCCTTGGCGGCCCACTTCGCGAGGTCCAGCCACGACGCGGTACCGGCGACGCACCGGTTGCCGAAGAAACGTTCGGCCTGCGCCGGGTCCTTCTCCATGATCTCGGCGGTCTCGGCCTCGATCGCGTCCAGGTCGACGTGCGTCGATCCGGCGTAGACGATCGTATGGATCTTCCGGCGCTGCCGCTTGTCGCCGTACGACAGGGACCGGGGCGCTTCCGGGTGGTACCGGAAGATGTCCTTGCGCTTCGTCTCCGACGTCCGCTGCGCGACCGAGTCCTCCGAGGGGTCCCACGCGTTCGTCGTCTCCATGACCCGGCCGCCCATGCCGGCTGCGCCACGGCGCTGCGTCTCGGCGACCTTCCGCAGCTTGTTCGCGTCGGTGTACAGCCCGGTCTCGTCCTGCAGCGCGGCCGTGATCGGGTTGCCGAGGCGGGACAGCGCGGACGACGTGACCGTCTCCACCTTGCCCTCGTCGCGTACGCGCGTGAACTCCTCCCCGACGCGCATGAAGTCGGACAGCCACCCTTGCTTCACCATCGACTGGAACGGGCTGTAGACGTTGGTGACCTGGTCCTCCGACGTCGCGACCAGCTGAATCAGCGGCGTCGCCCACGGGCGGCCCATCGGCTCGCCCACCTCGTACCGGTACCACCATCCGCACCGGCACCCGTGATCCGCGCACCGGTAGCGCTCCCCACCGTTGGCCCACCCGGCGAACACGACCGGCCCGCCGGCCTCGGCGCACGTGATCGTCGCCGACCACGGGCCCTTGCCGGTCTTCTGCGGGGCGACGATCTGCGACCGGCGGTAGAAGAACGCGGGCGCGAGCTGGCCCATGCGGGCGGTGGGCTTGATCCGGTAGTGGTTGACGGTGCACCACAGCTGCCAGGGGTACAGCTCCAGGTCCTCGCCGCGGCGGAACCCGTCGGGGACCGGGCAGTGCGCCTCGATCCAGTCCGGCACGATCCACAGGGTGGGGAAGTCGACGACGAACTCGGCGGCAGCGGCGCTACGCCCCGGGGCCACGGAACGGCACGACCTTCATCCGGTCCCGGGCGGAGCGCCGCACGGGCGGGTCGAGGGCCTCGTCGTCGTCCTCGTCCGCATCGGCGTCGACTGCGGTGACGATCTTCCACCGGTTGCGGAGCATGCCCTGCACGGTCAGCCCGAGGCTCTCCATGTACTGACGGGCGAGCTTGCGGGCCTCCACCTTCGAGTCGGGCTGCTCGGTCTCGGCGAGGGTGCGCACGAAGAGAGCGACCTCGAGGACCTGGCCGAGCTGCTCCCACATCACGGCCTGCGGTCGGCTCCAGAGCTCGTCCCACAGCTCCCGCTCGCGGTGAGTCTGCTCGGTCAGCGGCCACCAAGGCGGCCTGCCCGGACGCCCCTCGGCGGGCAGCATCGTCCAACTTGACTGGTCGGACGGCCGGTTGCGCCGGAGCGCGTTCGGGTCCGGCGCCGGTCCGGATACTGCGCGAGCTCCTCCACGAGGCACGGCGATCACTCCTCCTGCTGCGGTGCGCAGCACTCGGCGACCATCACATTGCGTGACGATCTTGGACCCTTTGAACCTGACTGGCCTTCCGGAGCCCTCCCCGGCGTTCCGGCCCCCCTACCCCGAAGGGGTCACCCCCCTGGGGCCGGCCACCCAAAGTGATCTCAGAAAGATCTGATTTGAAATCGAATCCAAATGAAAACAATTTCCATTTGATTCGAGATCATTTCGGATCGTCCAGCAAGCTTTCGGGAGGCGTCCAGCCCATCGCGATCAGAGCCTTCACTGTCTCGTCGGGCAGAAGGATCTCTGTGTCCTTCGAGTTGAGCCTCGTCACGTCGTGGATAGCGAGTTCCAGCTCGAGGGATGGCATCTCGTGCATGGATGCCCTGTACGTGAAGCCCCGCACTCCCCTGATCGGCGTGCCGCCTACCGAGACGCGGCCCGTCGGACCGTTCACCTCGATGTCCACGTTGTGACGTCGCACCTTGCCCACGCCAGGCAGCAGGGGGACGTCGTGGCGCCCTTCGTAGTAGTCGTCATGGACCGGCATGCGCTACCTCTCTCTGTCGTTCCATCCGCCGGGCTGTTCGCGCGCGGTATGGCGTGAGTGGTGGGCCTTGGTCATGGCCTGCAGGTTTGTCCAGTCATGCCCACGTGGTCCGTTGGGTCCCAGGCCGTCGATGTGGTTGACCTCCGTGGCGACCGGGCGCAGAAGGGCCGGCAGGAGCAAGCAGCCGTCGCAGGCGCAGTACGGGTTCGCACGCAGGTAGGCCTCGCGTGTGCGTTCCCATCGGCTGTCGTAGCCCTTCGCCCTGGCACTGCCCCGCATGCTGCTCGCCGAGGCCTGGCAGGAGGCGCAGCGGCCTTGCGCGGTGAGGGTGGGGCATCCGGGCGTCGGGCAGACCTGCAGCGCCCTACGCTGCGCCACGGGCCCGGGCGGGGTACGGGCGCTGTGGAGTGCTGCGGTCCTCGTACGCCATCTGGATCCTGCCAAAGGCCTGCACGATGGTTCCCTGGAGCCGCTTGGTGTTGGCCAAGCAGGGGTCGCTGTGTTCTCTGCCCTGCGACATGAGGCCCGGGTCGCAGCAGGGCATGCCGAGGATGTGCCGCTGAGGGAAGCGCCCGTAGAGGTAGGTGCCGCGATTGCGGTGGAGGTGGCGTACGGCGCGGTCGCGGTTCGGGTAGACGGCCACGGGGCCCTCCTGATGTGGATTGTGGTGTGACCGCAGGGCCGCCGGGAGTCTCAACGCCCCGCGATGGTCTGCCGACTGGTCGCCCACCAGGCGCTGCGCCAGAGCAGCCGGCGGCCCTGCGGGGTCTAGGTACTGACGTGGCGCAGCGCGCGGGCACGGGTCTTGAGTTCGGCGCGGGCGACGTCGGCGAGGCGGTAGGTGCGTGACCGGTTGTCGGCGGCGAGGCCGGTCGCGGTGAGGTGCCCGCGGTGGACCCAGGAGCGAATGGTGGCGGGAGTGATGTGGGCTGCTCCGGCGCTGAGCGCCTGGCGGGCGCGGTTGGCGTGCGCGGCGGCCTGGGCGGCGGTGAGGTGCTCGATGTCCACGGCGCATCCCTTCGTCCGGGCGTACGAAAGCCCCTGACGGCGTCGGTCAGGGGCTGGTGGCACACGTGTGGTGGTGGCAACAGTGTTGCGCTAGGCGTGGATCTTGTCCAGCGGCGTTGTTGCGGCGGGGTGTTGAGGGTGGGATTCCGGGAGTAGGTGGGGCGAGTGTTGCGCTGTCGGTACGATCCGCTCACAACGTGGGAGGGGATGGGGAAATGGCGTCATTCAACGTACGTCCGGACATCGACGCGGCAGCAGAGAGACTGGGTTCGACGTTCGGCTCGAAGCGGGAGATCCAGCGGCTGCCCGAGGTTCTGTGGGAGGGCGAGGCGGTGGAGATGCTCGCCACGGGCATCTACGGGAAGGGCAACGGGCTGTTGGCGATGACCAGCATGCGGCTGATCTTCCTGAAGCACGGGGTGATGAGCCAGCAGGTGGAGGACTTCCCGTACAGCAAGATCTCCTCGGTGCAGTGGTCGGGCGGGATGATGTTCGGCTCGCTGATCGTGTTCACGTCGGGCAACAAGGCCGAGATCAAGCAGATCCCGAAGGCGGACGGGAAGGCGCTCGCCGACCGGCTGCGGTCGTACATCGCCGCCGGGGCCGTGCCCGCGGCGGCGCCGGTGCCGGCGGCCGGGGCGCAGCAGGATGTCGGGAGTCGGCTGGCGACGCTGGACCAACTGCGCGCGGCCGGCGCGATCACGGACGTTGAGTACCAGGACCGTCGTACGCAGATCCTCAACAGCATCTGAACGCTGGGCATGGCGAAGCCCCCGCCGGTACGGGTCGGCGGGGGCGTCTGGCCGGGAGCTACCCGGCGTGCAGGGGGCAGGCTACTGCGGGGTTGTGGCGGCGGGCGGTCAGTCGTCCCAGGACATCTCGGGGACGGCCGGGAGCCCGGCTGCCTCTCGGCGGGCCATCTCGCTGCGCACCGAGTCGGCAGCCTCAGCGCTGAGGCCGGGGGCGGCCCGGCCGAGGAGCGTGTCGACGTGGGCGTCCGGCTCGTGGTCGTCGCTGGTGTAGGGCTGGGTCATGGTGGGTCCTCTCGGAGCTGGTGTCGGTCGGCATACCCGCGCTCGAACCAGTGAAGTACGGGCGGCCGGGGGCGCGTTGGCGCGTGTGGAATTTCGTGACGGGTGTGACTGGTGTGGTCAGTGGGTGTGGGCGGGGTAGTTGCCGCCGCAGCGGGCGCAGTACGGCAGGGGCTGCTGGGTGAAGCGGGCGGCGGCAAGGTGGGCGAGAAGTGCCATGATCGTGGTCCTGTCTCGTGAGGGATGGGGCCCGCGGGCGGCCGGTCGCCTGGCAGTGAGTCGGCCGCCCCGGGGTCACTCGTTGGCGGCGGCGCCCGCCTTGCTGATCACGCGGGCCATGCCCTCGAACGCGTCGAGCGTGCGGCTGTCGAACTGCCCGTTCTGGGCGCGGCTGGTCTCGCCGGCCTGACGGTAGAGGTGCATGGCCTCGCGGTACTGCCCCTGCTCCTCGGCCTGTTCGGCCTTGGCCATGCGGTCGTCGATGTCGGTCATGGGGTCCTCCGGGTGGTGGGTAGACCGGCGGCAGATGGGCCGGTAGATCGGGGTAGCTGCGGTGGTAGACCCGCAGGTAGACGGGGGTGGTAGACCGTCACGCGGCCTGCTGCTGGCCCTCGGCCGGGGAGGGCTGTGGGAGGTCGTCCCGGTGCACCCCAGACGCCACCTTCCGGGCGACCTTCACGGACTTCCGTACGGGCACCTGGAGGATGGTGAGCCGGGCCCGGAGATCGGGCACCTCCCAGCCCTCGGCCTGCCCGTGCTTCTGGAGGTGGTCGAGGAGGGTGGAGAGGTGGACGCCGGGGCGGTCGCCGATGAGGGTTCGGATGAGGTCGAGGAGCTGCTCGCGCTGGGCGGCGGTGTCCCCGGCCGTCGGCGGCTGCTCTTCAGCGGGCGGGGCGTCGGCCTTGGGGATGGCGCGGATCGCGGCCCAGCACCACACGGGCACGGCGAGCCAGAGCACGGAGGGCCAGCGGCGGATCAGGAGCCACGCTCCGTACGCTCCGGCGGCGAGGACGGCCAGGCGTACGACGCAGCCGAGGATCGCGGCCACACCGTCGAGGTCGTCCCGGCGGCCGGCGCGAACCCAGGCGGCGGCCCGTGCGGTGAGGCGGCGGAGGAGGAGTCGTTGCCCGTGGGTGAGGGTGCGGGCGTGGCGCTGCATGGCGGTCGGCTCGGGCATCAGACGTTCCTTTCCAGGGCGTTCCGGCCGGACAGGCCCAGCGAGTTGATGAGGTCGGGCAGGCCGTCGAGCATTCCGGCGACTCCGGCGGTGACGCAGAGGACCGCCCCGGCGACGAAGAAGCTGATCAGGCGGGCCTTGTCGTCCTTCGGTGCGGCCTTGTAGATGACGACGAGGAGCACGAAGAGGAAGAACACGACCACTCCGCCCTCTTCGCTGAGGCGGCCGAGGGACCCGGCGGCGAGGGTGTCTCCGGATGGGGTGCCGGTGGTGCCGGAGACGGCTTTGCCGCCGATGCTGCCGACGGCCTGGCGGGCGCATCCCGCGAGCCATCCGGCGAGGCCGCCGAAGCAGATGGTGGCCAGTCCTCCGCAGACGAAGCCCTGGATCATGGGCGCGAGGTCTTTCAGGGCGCGTCCGCCGACCCACCATTTCCGCAGGTAGATGGCCATGAACGTGAGGGCGATGGCGCAGGCGGCGAGGCTGGCGCCGGTGGTGGCGGTGTTCATGACGGGTCTACTCCAGTGAGCCAGGTGACGGGGTCGTACAAGTCGATGGCGCCCATGAGGCCGACGAGGCTGATCGCGAGGAGCAGGAGGCGGCGAAGGGTGCCGCCGCCGCGGACGATCCGCATCACGGCGATGGCCAGAGGCGTGAGGGCGAGCGCGTATCCGGCGTCCTGCCCACCCTCGGCGCGGGCGGCGGCGACGGCGGACGCCCAGAGCGTCGCGACGCTGTGCCCGTCGAAGAGCGGCACGGAGGCGAGGGCGAGCGCTCCGCAGATCTGCCAGGGCCGGCCGATCTGGCGGAGCCACGCCCAGAGCCGTTCCCGCCGGGTGGGCTCGGGCTCCTCGTAGTACGGGGCGACGAGGTGGACGTGGATCTGCGGGACCGGCGGGGGAGGCGGCGGCGCGGGGGCCGGTACGGCGACGGTCGGGGGTGCGGGCGGCGGCGGGAGCGGCGGTGCAGCCGCAGCCGGGGCCGGGGCGCGCCACGGGGGCACCGCGCCGGGCGGCGGCGGTCCGGACGGGAGCGGCGCTCCCCCGGGGATGATCATGCTCGGGATGATCGGTTTACGGGTGGTCACTTCTTGCCTCCGAGGGCGTCACGGATGCGCTGGGCGCGGGCCTGGCCGATGCCGTAGGTGACCTTGAGGCGGGCTACTCCGCCGGGTACCTCGGTGCCGAAGTCGCGGCGGGCCTGCTCGATGAGGGGGTCGGGGTCGGGGACGTCGCGGTCGCCCTCGGGTACCTCGTCGTCGTCCTGGCCGGGTACCTCGTCGGCCGGGGCTACCTCGGCCTCGGGTAGGTAGTCGGCGCGGACGACGGTGCGGGTAGCCGAGGCGGCGAAGACGGGGGTAGCCGGGCGGATACTGCGCCTGCAGATCACCCGGAGGAACGGAGCTCCGTCCGGGACCACGGGAGCGGGGGCGGGTAGGGCGGGTACCTCGGTTTCCGGCAGGGGTACCCGCTCCACCGTGGTGGCGGCGGGGACCTCCCAGGGTGAGGTGATCGCGACGGTGTGGAGCTGCTCGGCGGAGCGGCGGGCAGCGAGCTGGTGCATGAGGCGGTCGCGCTGTTCGGGGTCGGTGGCTGCGCCGGAGCGGGCGACGGCGGCGGCGAGGCGGTGGCGGCCGAGGGGGGTGCGGAGCTTGCGGGAGGCGAGCCGTACGGCGCGGGCGGTGGCCCGGTCGCGGGTGATCTGCGCTGCGGTGCGGTCGCGGGTCGCGAGGCCGAGGTAGGAGAGGAGGCGTTCGCGGAGCTCCCGGCCGATGAGGGCGAGTAGCCCGGTGGAGAGGGCGGCGGGGCGGGCTACCCGGATCTCCAGTCCCATGGCGAGGTGCCACAGGAGGCCGGCCATCACGGGGCCGATGACCGCGCGGACGGTGCCTCCGACGATGCCCGAGGTGGAGTAGCAGGCGACGACCTGGACGCCGGTGATGACCCAGACGAGTATCCCCGGGGTACCCGGGCTACCCGCGTCGCCCTCGGTGGAGGTGGCGCGCTTGGTGGCGCGGGCCATGATCGCGCAGGCGAGGAGGGCTACCTCCCCCGCGGCGAACATGATGACGCGCTCGGTGTCGTCGACCATGCCGAGGTGGGACCCGGCGAACCGCCAGCTGGTGTCCGCGGAGTAGGCGGTGCAGACGAGGGCGCCGATCGTGGCGGCCGCGACGGGCAGGGTGAGGGTGCGGGTAGCCCGCCAGACGCTGACGACGAGGACGACGAGGACCAAGAGCGCGGCGGCGAGGGCGTACAGGGGATGGGTGGTGGCCCAGCGTGTCAGCTGGTCGATGATCACGGGGTAGCTCCGAGGTAGGGGTACTCGGCCTGGGCGGATAGGTGCCCGCCCAGGCCGGGTAGGGGCGCTCGGTCAGCGGGCGGAAGCGCCGGCGGTGTTGCCCGAGGTGCGGGCGGAGCCGAGCTGCGTGCGGGTCTCGGCGGTGGAGGGACTGGGGCCCTGGAGGGCGGCGGCCTGCGCGGCCGTGTAGGCGCGGGCGGCGTCGGCCGGGCTGATCTCCCGGGCGTCGTCGGCGGCCATCAGCGGGTCACCGCCGTGGAGGCGGCGCGCAGGCGAGCGGCGTACGCGGCGCGGGTGCCGGTGAGGGGCACGTCGCGGACGGCGGCGAGGGTGGCGGTGATGTCCCGGCCGACGGCGACGTCGTTGTAGACGCCGTGGTGGTCCCAGACGCTGATCTGGATCTCGAGGTGGCGGGCGTGCTCGCTCATGGCGGCCTGCGGCGTCATCTGCTCGAGGCGGCCGGCGGCCGCGGTGAGGATCGCGGGGAGCCGGTGGGCCAGGGTGCGGGAGCTCGTGGCGGCGAGCTGGGCGGCGGCCATCAGACGGTTCCGGCGGCGGCGTGCAGGCACAGGGCCCACTCGCCTCGGGTGCGGGAGATGGCCCACATGCCGGGGTCCAGGGCGGCCATGGCGCGGCAGCTGGCGTTCTGGGCGATGGTCGGCGGGTAGCCCGAGAGGATCCGGGCGTCGGCGCGGGCGAGGGCGCGGCCCCATCCGGCGAGGGTGAGCGGTTCGGTGGGGCGGATCGCCGTCAGGTGGTCGGCGGCGTGCTGGAGCAGCTGCGCGGAGAGGCTGGGGCGGGCGAGGAGCTCGCGCAGCTGCTCGGCGAAGGGGTCGTCCTGGGGGTTGCGGGCTGCCGGTACGGCACGCCCACGGTTACGATCGCGCATGGTCGTCCTCCTGGTGATGCAGGTGGGTGACCGGCCCCGGTCATATGGCGTCGCAAGCGCCGACCGGGGCCGTTCTGTTGGCGAGTACGACCGTAGCGAGAAGTGTGGACATTGTCCACACTTCTCGGAGAGGATGGCCCCATGCCCGCACCTCCCGAAGGGCCAGAGCAGGAGAAGGTGACCATGACCATCCCGAAGCTGGCCGAGCGCGTCGGCCGCAGCCGCACCCTGATTCACCGGCTGGCCACCAACCCGGCCGAGAAGTGGCCCGCCCCGGTCTTCCGCGCGGGCAGCAGCCGCCCCGAGTACGACGTCGCGTGGTTCGACGCCTACTGGACGGAGCGGCAGAAGGGCATGACGCAGGGCAGGCGCACCGACCTGACCAACCCCGAAGAGGACTGACCGTGACAGACGTTCACAAGATCACCAGTCTCGATGCGACCTGGAAACCCGGGGACGTCGTCCTGGACGCGAAGGGTGACATTCGGGTCCGCTCGGATCACCCGCAGTGGGTATGGGACTACCCCAACGAGGGCAGCACGCTGGACGCTCTCGGGGGCACGTTGATCCCGTCAGGTGGACTCGAGGAGCAGGACGTCACCAGGCCGCTGATCCTGCTCGTACGAGAGGGGCGCGCCGTCAGCGGCGTAGCCATCACGGAATAGTCGAACGGACTGTGCCCCCTGCTCATGGGAGTTGAGCAGGGGGCACGGTGCTGTCCGAGAGCGTACGGGCCAGGCGGCGACGAGGCGCCCCGGGCCGTGATGGTCTGCCGGGCTTACCTGTGGGCGATCTCCTGCAGCAGCGCGTCAATGAACTCCAGGTCCTCGTCGTGAAGGCCGATCCGTGCGGAGCTCATGCCAGCGGCCTGAAGGCGGTCACGGGTGGACGCGTGGCCGGGGTGGAGGCGCTGAAGTTGCTGTGCGTACGGAGTGGCCTCCTCGGCGCGGTCCAGGAGGGCGGCGAACTGACGGTGGGTGAGGTGGGTAAGGCCGGTGGCGGCGAGGGCGCGTCGCGCGGCCCGCTCGTAGGCGTACATGGGCATCTACCGTAGCCGCGAGTGGCTGCGCCCCGCAGCAGATCAGGGGCGGGGCGCAGCGGCGTACGGCGGTCAGGCGGCGGGCTGTTGGGGGACGGCGATGCGGAGAGCCAGAACGGCGAGCGCGGGCATGACGGCGGCACGGTGGGCGTCGTACTGCTCGGGGGTGAGGCGGGCCGGGCAGAGCGTGCACGTGATGTGCAGCTCGTCTTCGCGCTCGACCAGCGACCAGGCGGAGCAGCTCGGGCACGGGGCGTCCCGGGGCCGAGTGACGGGCCGGGTGTGGGTGAGCCGGCGGACCCGGTGGAGCAGCTGCTCGACCTGGTCGTGCAGGGCGTCCCACCACGGGCGCGTCGCGGCGTACGGGAGGTACGCGTCGAGCCATCGGCAGAGGCCGGGGACATCGGCACCGGTCCGGACGTGGGCGCCGTCGCACCGTTCAATGTGGACGGTGCCGTGGGCGTCGGTGCGGATCGATGGGTAGTCGGCGGCAAGGAATCGTGCCCACCCGTAAAGGAGCGGCGTCATGGGGATGCCGCCGGTCTGGTCGCCGTGCGGGTCGTCCAGGAGCACGGGCTGCCCGGGGCCGGTGAGGTCGAGGACCTCGAGGCGGATCGGGAGCGGGGCGTGGGCGCGGCCGATGCCGCCGCGCCGGGCGGGTCCGGTGTCGGGGCGAAGCATGTCCTGCAGGAGCGGGAGGTGGCGAGGGAGCTCGCGGAGCCAGGTGTGGACGCTGTACTGGCAGGCCTCGCAGCCCGTACGCGGGGAGTCGTCGGGCAGGTGGCCGTGGCAGGAGAGGCAGGTGGCGTTCATGGTGGCGCTCCGGTGGTGCGGCGGGTCAGAGGTAGGGGCCGGTCGGGACGTCGGCGATGGGGCGCAGCAGGTTCGCGGGCAGGGTCCAGGCGGCCGGGCGGGGCGCGGGCGCCGCGCGGGTCTTGCGGTGGCAGACCGGGCCGGTGCCGCGCGCCCGGGAGGCCGGGTCGCGCAGCGGCCGGCCGCACACGTTGCAGGGGCGGGGGTCAGCCACCGTCGGCCTCCGTCAGCTCGTCGTCGGGCCACTCGATGCGGGCGTCGGGGTATCCGGCCTGGAGGAGGTCGACGGTGCGGGCGGTGCTGCCGAGGCCCCAGAACGGGTCGTCCATGACCATCGCTCGCCCGTTGGGGAACTGCGCGCCGTCGAGGACCTGGCCGTGGGGCAGATGAAGCCGGAACCCACGGGCGAACTGGGCGGTCACGGGCTCACCACCGTGGTGCAGCGGGTGGGGTGGTGGAGGTCGCCGCGGGTGATGAACCCGCGCTCGCAGCACCAGTCGGCCCACGGCTCGACCCAGACGCCCGGGGGCAAGGCCTCGAGCTTGCGGGCCTGCTCGGTCTGGACCCGGTAGGCGGTGTGCCGTATCCGGGTGCAGCCGAGGAGGCAGAACGCGGTGAGCCACAGACAGGCAGCGGCCCCGGGCCAGACGCCTGCCTGCGCCCAGAGCAGCCCGCCGGTGAAGCAGGCCAGGGCGATGAGGGACATGGCGGTGTAGCGGAGGCGGGCGGAGATCACTGGGCACCGCCGGTCGCCTCGCGCCAGGCCGTAACGATCGTGTTCGGCACGGTGCCAGCCGCGGGGACGTCGAGACCGGCTCCCCTGGCCCAGGCACGGACCTCGGCCGGCACGTAGTCCCGCACCGGAGACTTCCGCTTCTGCGTCGGGCGCAGCCTGTCCTTACGGGCACGGAGTTCGGCGAGCTGCTCGACCAGGCGCTGCTCCTCGGCGTCGGCCTGGGCGAGCTCCTCGGCCTCGGCGTACAGGCCGCGGAGCTCCCGCAGGAGCGCCCGGGCCTGCTCGCCCTTGCGGGCCACGAACCGTGTCTCGTGTGCCTCGGCCCAGGCGAGCAACTTGCCGACCGCGAGCGGCGCGGCACCGGCCGGGGACGTCTCCTGATGAGCGGGCGGGCTGGGTACCGGTCGGGGCTGCTGCATGAACTTCCTCTTCCTGGCGGTGATCTGAGGGATCTCGGGTGCCGGATGGCGGACGACGTCGGGCTGCTCCTCGTCCAGGAGCCGGATCAGGGCGGCGATCGTCATGCCGGGGGCCACGGGTGCTTGGCCCGGTCGCCGAGACGCCACCCCTCCAGGGCCTCGAGGAGCTCCTGGACGTGCTCGGCCGCGTCCGGGTCCGGCTGCCCGGCCGTACGCGGGGGCCTGGTACCGGCGTATGTGCCGTCGGGCCATTCCTCCTGGCCGGCCTCGGCGCGCTCCAGGGCTGCGGCGTCCTCGGACGTCAGTGCTGCCACGGGACCGGCCTCACTCCCGACGTCGCCCGCTGCCCGCCGCTGCTGCGCCTCGGCGGCGGGGACGGGCAGGTGGCGTGATGCGGCATCGCCCGCCACTCCGACGGGCGCGGCTCCGGGTGGGCCTTGGTGAGGGACCGGACGTACAGCAGGCCGTCGGCCCCCTGCGTGACCGCAAGGTTCCCTTCCTCGGTCGGCTCGGCGTCGACCGGCTGGCGGCGGCCGTTGGCGGTAGTGAGCGCCCAGCAGATCGGGGCGCGGCAGCCCTTGCAGTGGGTGATGTGGTCACGGCTCGGCTTCATGCTGGGGTCCCTCCGTCGTCGTGCTGGGCGGTTAGGTGGGGCAGGACGAGGGCCCTGCCGTACAGGCGGATGGCGGCGGGGGCGCCGAGCTCGGCGAGCGCCTGGCGGACCGTGTCGTCGGTGGCGGCCGCGCGCAGCTGCTCCCGCTCGTCCGGGCCCGGGGGCTCCGGGCCGGGCTCCGGCCGGGGCATCGGGAGCCACGTTGTCGGCGGCCGCGCCGGGGCCGGCGGTTCGGGCGGTGCCTCGGTCGTGACGGGCTGCTGCGCCCGGGTCTCCTCGATGGCGGCCTCGGCGGCGGCGATGTTCGCGCAGAGGTGGCAGCGTTCGCCGGTGGCCCAGGTGGTGCCGTCCTCGCAGGAGGGCAGGCGGCATCCGTGGCGGGGCAGGCCTGCGCCGAGGATCCACCGGCCGACGTCGCCGCGCCGTGCCCGCTCGGCGGCGGGGCCCCGGGCGGTGAGGCGGGAGTACCGGGTCAGGAGCCGGGTCGTGAGGCGCTCGGCCCCGACCCCGGCGGACAGCTGTACGCCGATCTCCCGGCCGATCCGGCGCAGCACGTACGGGCTGATGCCGGGGAGCTCTGTGCGTACGGGCTCGAGGACCTGCCACACCCGGGGCGACAGCTGCAGTCCCGGCCCGCGGTACGCGCCAGCCTCGCTGTTGCTGCGCTTTTCGTCTTGAGCCGCGCTCTGGAACGTCGGCTCAGCCGGGTTTTCCACAGGCCGAGGCCCGTAACTCCCCGAGTCTCGCCTCCGGCGGATCTCAAGATTGCCCGCGCGCCCGTCAGGTGTAAGGGAGTTGTCTTCCCTAGTCGCGAGGGACCCGTCTTGATCGTCCGGACCCACCCCGTCATGGATGTCCGTAGCGGGCGGGGCCAGCAGGTCGGAGACGGGGAACAGGGCGTCATCCACATCGTCGTCCACAGCCGGGGCCGGGACGGCGGGGACAGCGTGCAGGGGATGGGTGTTGACGGTGACGGCGTGGCGGCCGCGGTGCCCGGCCCGGCGGCCGAGGGTGAGCCACCCGGCGGCCTCCAGGTCGCACAGGAGGCGGCGACCAGTCTTCTCGCACAGCGGCTTCCCAGCGCTCTCACCGCTGTGGTGGCGCAGTTCCCCGGCGAGCTCCGCCCCGGTGACGGGCAGGCCCATGGCGGTGGCGCGGGCGAGGTGGAGCCAGGCGCGCAGGCGGCGCGGGGTCAGGGCCTCGGCGACCCGTACGGGGACCTCCAGGGCGGGCTGGTCGCGCGGGACGAGGCGGGCGTAGCGCAGGGCGGAGCGGCCGTCACCGCCGCGGTGGGTGCGCTGCTTCGTCCGGAGCCACGGCTCGCCTTCGGGGCCGGTCCGGTTGAGCTGGGTCAGGCCGCGTTCCACGGCGGACGGGGACATGCCCAGCGCGGCGGCGAGCTCCGCGACCCGGGCGGTACACGGGTCCTCGCCCGGTCGGGACGCAGGCCACGTGCGGCGGGCGTCCAGGGCGGCGACCTTGATGTAGACGGCCGCCGCCTCGTCGCAGTAGTCGCCGCCCCTGTAGAGGGACTCGGGGATCCAGACGCTCTGCTCGCTCCTCCGGCGGGGCCGGTTGTAGCGCACAGCACTGCTGGCCCCGCCGCGGGTGCGGCGGGGCTCAGCAGTGGCGAGCAGAGCGGAGGACATCAGGCCGACGGCTCCGAGGGCCGGTCGGCCTGGGCGGCGGCGTCCGTCTGGGCGAGCTCGGTCGCGCGGGCGCGGCGGGCGCGGGCGAGTGCGCCCGGGGGCAGGGTGAGGACCAGGTCGACGCTGTCGATGGGTCCGTCGGCCGGGGGCCGGCGGAGGAAGCCGCGGTCGATGAGGGTGGCCAGGGCGACGTGGACCTGGCGGACGTGCAGCCCGGTGGCGTGGACTAGGCCGATCACCCGGGGCTGGCGAGCGATGTGCCCGCGGCCGTCAGCGTGGGTGGCCAGGGCGATCGCGACGAAGCGGTGGTTGCCGGGCAGCGACGACGCGAGGATGGCCCGTTCCCACGGCTGCCGGTGCGCCGGCCGACTGTCCAGGGTCGGGGTCTCGGCGGCGGCCGGGGTGGGGCGGCGGCGTGGCATGTGGGCCGGGGTGGGGCGGGCGGCGGTCGTCATGACGGCGGCTCCAGTTCTTCGGGCGGTTCGGTGCGGTCGGGGTGGTTGAGGTAGTTGCCGGGCGGCCAGCCCGGCCCCGGCGGGGGCTCGGGCAGGCCGCGTACGGCTCGCGGTGTGTGCCGGTCGCACTTCCAGCCGGTGACGTACCGGCGGGCGTAGACCAGGCCGTGCGGCTGGCCGAGGTCGCCGCACGGACGGACGGAACCGCTCACGACGAGGGGGCGTTGATCTCGCCGCAGCGGGAGCAGCGCAGGCCCTCGGCCGTGACGTCGTGCGGCCACTCGATGTGTCCGCACGACGGCCGGTGACAGGCGACGAAGATGCGGGTCTCGGTGTCCCGGTCGGGCGCCGGGACCACCACGACGCCGCGCCCGGTGGCGAGTGCGGCGGACAGCCACCGGACGGCGGCGACCAGACCGAGGGCCAGGAGCAGAAAGGGGAGCTGTTCAGACATCGGTGAGGACCTCCATGCGGAGCTCGGCGAGGGCCAGGCCGTAGACGGCGCAGAGGCCCGAGCACCACAGGCGCACCCCGTCGGTGGAGTCGATGACCTGGGTACGGATCCACCCGGACGTGTCAACCGCCGCGGCGTCGACCGTGGCCGTCCCGCATCCCTGCTCCTGGCAGGTGCCGGGGCCGCCGACCGCGCGGCGGGTCGGGCGGGCCAGGGCGTAGGACGCGCAGAGGCTCGAGCACCAGGCACGGGCCGACGGGCGCCGCCCGAGGACCTGGACCCGCGCCCACCCGGACGGAGCCGGTTCGGGGTGCGAGCTTCCGCATGCCCGGGTCCGGCACGTGCCGGGCAGGTCCGCCGGCAGCGGCACCCGGGGAATCCCGTACGCCTCGCTCGCCTCGCTCTTGGCGTTCGCCGGTCGGCGCATCCGCGACGACGGCGCGTCGTTGAACCCGCGGGACAGAGAGGCCATCACTCGGCCTCGGTGTCGTGCTCGGCGGCGACGGTGAGCGGGACGACGACGTACCCGGTGAACTCCTGGGGCCCACCGTCGACCTGGACGACGAGCTCGTACGGCTCGTCGGAGTCGCCGTCGTCGCCGAGGCTGGCCCAGGAGAAAAGAAGGGCCCGGTCGGCCGGGTGCTCGTCGCTGACGAGGGCCTCGCAGTGCCGACGGGCAGCGGCCTCGGTGGTGTAGTGGCCGACGTGGATGGTCTCGTGCTCGGCCCGGTAGTCCGTGTGCGCGGCCGCAGGCTGCGCCTCGGCGGCGCCGAGGGCGTCATCGATGTGCGCCAGGCTGGCGAGAGCGTCCGACCACGCGGCGATCTCGCCGAGGTCCTCGCATACGACCGCTTCGCCGAGCTCGTCCAGGCCGTCGAGAAGCCGGGCGGCGGTGGGCTGCTCGCGCAGAGCGCGGGCGATCGAGACGAGGACGGTCGTACGGGCGTCGCGGGCGGAGATCGTCGGGGTGGACTCGCCCTCGCGGGCGTCCTTCCCCTCGAGGGTGTCGGCGATCCGCTGGGCGAGGCCGGACACGGTGCCGGTCCAGGTGTCGCGGCCGGTCTGGAGCGGCTGCTCCAGGGTGATCCGGGCGTCCGGGGTCGCACCGGGCAGGACGCCGAGGATCGCGGCGGTGGCCGTGGTGTGCAGCGTCATCGCTCCACCGCCGTGGGGGCGTCGGCCGGGTTGCTGGTCCAGATACGGACGTCGACCCCGTCGACCGGGACGACCACGCTGTACGTGGTGGTGCCTCCGCCGGCCTTGAACTCGGTGACCGGGACGTCGTACGCCTCGGCGATCTCCAGGAGGGGGGCGAGCAGCAGGTAGCCGATCTCCCCGACGTACGCGCCGTCGCGGCCCCAGGTCTTCTGGCCGGTGTAGAACGGCTCGGCGGCCGTCGGGATCCCGATCGTCTTCCAGGTGGCGTTTGTCGCCAGTTGCAGGCTGCGCTGCCAGGTGGGCGTAGGCGGTTCGGATGTGGTCGGCGCGGTGCCGATAGTCTCGGTGGACACGGTTGCCTCGATTCATGGTTGAGGTGTGCCGGTTGAGGGGCCGTCCAGGGACCAGGCCCGGTCCCGGCGGCCCCGACGTACGTCAGGCAGCGCGCGGCGCGGGCGTGGCGACGTCGGTGGTGGTGGCGAGATGCCGATACAGGACGGCGAGCGAGGAGACCTCGCTCGGGGTCAGGCGGCAGGTAGGGCAGTCGGCCGGATCGGTGCCGTGGTCGCAGTCGTCCGCCATGCCGGCGGCGAGCGCCTCGGCGGCGGTGCGGCAGATCACGGGGTGCCAGCCAGTGCGGGCGTAGCTCCGTCGGCGGGGATGGACCGGCCGGTCGGGGCCCAGAGGACGAGGTGGTCTACGCCGAGGACCCGCGCGATGTCGTAGGCGACCTCGGCCGGTTGCGTTCGGACGTCACCCGAAAGGAGGTGATCGATCGTGCTGTGCGGTATGCCGACCTCGGCGGCGAGCGCACGCTGTGTGATTGCCGCCCCGGTCCCGGTGCGCGCCATGAGCATGCGCAGCCGATCGGGGTTGACCAGCCGAAACCGGTGTTTTGCATGTTCCATGTGCGACCCCTTGGGCAGAGCGCCTAAAAAATTGGGCAAGCACAACGTAAGCATTCCTTGGGCGCGCTGTCCAGTTTCTTGGGCAGAGTGCGGGCATGGATTTGGTCAACATCTTGAGACGGGGTGGCGGTCGCCGCCCAAAAACCTGGACACTATGGCCAGGGGGGCGGACTCCTCCTGTGCCTGAGCTGGGAAGATGGGGTGTACGCATCTTTGGTCAGTTGGGCACCCGGACGCCCCACGCACCCCCGGAGGATGATCATGGAGACTGCACCGGATCCAAGATGGGACCTCGCCGACCTCGTTCGCCGGCGCATGGGCGAGCTCGGCCTCTCGTTCCGGAAGCTCGCCGAGGCTGCAGTCGACCCTGCCGACGAAGGCGCCGGCCCCCTCTGGACGCGGGGCACGCTCGAGAACCTGGCGAAGCGCGAGCCGGTCAAAGCGCCTTCGGCGCCGCAACTTCGGGCCCTCGCGGCAGGGTTGCAACTGCCCCTGCGTCTCGCGCAAGAGGCTGCCGCCGCCCAGTGGTTCGGCGTGGAGACGGTCTATGACGACGAGGGTGACCCTGAAACTCGACTCCTCGTGCGCCGCTACCAGCAGATGAGCCCCGAGGATCGACGGCGGCTGCAGATCATCGCGGAGACGTATGACCCATCGTGACTGCGTTACCGGGTTCAATAATCGTAACTATGGGTGAGATCTTGTAACCCCCTGGTCGGATTCTGATCGTCGTTGCATGATGAACGTCCTGCCGGGGGGCGGAACGCATGACTCCATTAGTCGTGCCCTGCGGGATCGAACTGACGTGCGATCCTCGGGTGGAGTCGTTACGGGGAAGTAGGCGCACATGAGCAAGACGATCAGTGGCAGCAGGACGCCCGTGCGAATCGCGTTCGAGATCGTCCCGGAGAGCTCGCTGCCGCCGGACAAGGCGGTCGCCCTGGACGAGGTTGACGGGCTGATCACCGCCCGCATCGGCGAGGGACACATCACGCCCGAGCTCCGTGCAGAACTCGAGGAGCTCCACCGCACCGTGACTCAGCAGGAGCGGTGGGTGCAGACCTCGCCGGAGCTGGACCCGCACCGCCTCGAACAGCCGGCGGAAGGGCTCGGGATTGCCCACGTGGCGTGGGAGCGGGTCGCCGCCGGGGTGCTCCCGCGCACCGTGCTCGCGGCCCCGGTGGAGCGCGACCGCATGCTGGTCTGGCTCCTCCACGAGGATCACGCCTCGGCGCAGCTCTGCGCCGAGATATCCGAGTACGGGCGCCGGATCGCCGGAGACGGACTCTGGGAGCAGCGATGGCCTACGGCTTAGCCTTATCCGCCTCCTGGCCGGGGGCGGCATCCGTACGGGCCCGGACGATACGAATCGCATTCGTATCGAATCCGGGCCCTCTGCGTTGGGTCGGCAGGATGACCACGCCGAAGAGGATCCGCACGGTGGTGGCCCGGATGCTGATGGGCGTGGCCTCCCACTGTTCGGGAGTGATGCCGATCATGCGGCCGAGGAGGCGGCGCTCGGCGGTCGCCCCGATCTCGGCTCGAGCGGTCGCGATCCGCTTCTCGAGCGACGCGAGACCGACCAGGGCGAGAGCCGTGTCGATCTCGGGGTTGTCGGCCAGTGACTCGATCTGCTGACGTACCGTGTCCCGGCGTCGCTCGAGCTTGACCAACTCGTCGGCCAGGTTAGGGTTCTCGGCCCGCGCGGAGAGTTCGGTCAGCAGCTCGGGGCTGTTCAGCAGGCGTATCGCTCGACCGCTGACGTAGGCCTCGGTGTGCTCAAGGTTCCGCCCGACCTTGCGGCAGGTGTCGCAGTAGTAGATGCGCGAAGTCTTCCTGTTCCTGCCCCCGGTCGGCTTGGTCGACATCCACGACCCGCAGTTCCAGCACTGCGCCCCGCCCGTTCCGGACAGCAGGTACTTGCGTTCCCGACCGGCGTGGGGGCGCAGCTCGGCGCCGGCCGCGTAGTACCGGTGGAGGCTCTCCCACATCTCCCGCGGGAAGATCCCGTCCCATGCCGCATCGTAGAGCTGGCCGTCCCGCTCGATCAGCCCGGCGGACCGCGGGGCCAGGAACAAGTTCCGCACGGTCTTGGTCTGCCAGGGGTTGCCCTCGGTCGTGGTGCACAGAGTGTCCATCCACCGGACGACGCCAGCCTGCGGCTGGCCAGCGAGTACCCGCTCGCCAGCCTCGAACAGGATGCGGGCCTCCTCGGGTACCTGCTGGCTCATGTCGTAGACGGGGACCTCGACCTCCACACCGTCAATCAGCTTTGTCCGGGTGCCGATCTGCACGCCGTACCCGAAGGCGCGGTGACCGCCGCTCTGCGTGAGGCCGGCCTCCAGTCGGGCGTCCAGGGCGCGCTTCACCCGGCGGCTGATGTTGTCCGACTCCCGGCAGGCCTGGGCTGCCTCGATGCGCAGGATGAACCTGTCGTCGGGTGAATCGAGGTCGCGCGTGCCGGACGGGCTGGCGATCCGCATGCCCCGGCTGTCCGAGATCCCAATGAGCGTCTCGAGGTCGAAGGGCTGCCTGATCAACCTGTCGCCGTGGTAGACGATCACGGCGTCGATCTCGCCCGCCTCGATGCAGCGCAGCATGCGGTCCCACTGCGGCCGTGAACGGTTCCTCTGCCAGGCGCTGCGCGAGTTGTCCGGGAAGATGTGCGCCTCGCTGACGCCCCAGCCCAGGCGGTCCGCCAGGTCCCGGCAGTCGCCTTCCTGGCGCTCCACCTTCTCGAGCGATCCGTCCGGCGCGTACGACAGTCGGCAGTAGATGCCGGCCCTCTGAGGCAGTCGCTGATTCCGCAT